CCCCCCCATATAAAAGTAGGATTATTATTAGTTACAAAAGGACCCCGGAAAACAAAAATGGATTAACCACCACAAAACGGCCCGGTAGACCAACCCCCTTGGCTTGGGTTATTCTGTCGCTCGCGAGACCTGCAACGGGCAAACCATGGCGACTCCACGCAAACCTCCTGAGACCCATCTGAAAAAGGGACCCAAGTCCTCCTATCGCGAGAGCGTCGCGGCTGAGTTTCTCAACCGGCTCTCACAGGGGGAAACGATGACGGCCATTTGCCGGGACGAGGGCATGCCGGGACGGACCACGATCTACGACTGGGAGAGAGACATCCCCGGTTTTGCCGAACGGGTCGCACGCGCCAAATCTATTGGCTTCGACGCCATGGCTGAAGAGTGCCTTGACATCGCCGATGACACCTCAAACGACTTCGCCAGCCGCGAACTCAAGAACGGGACGGTCGTCGAGACCTTCAACAACGAGCACGTCCAGAGGTCCAAGCTCCGGATCGAAACGCGCCTGAAACTCCTGTCCAAGTGGGACCGCAACCGCTACGGCGATCAGGTGTCCAAGGCCGACGACAACTCGCTGGACCTGAACATTACCGGGGGCTTGCCCGAGTGACCAAGGTCACGGTTTCACTGCCGGTGTTACACGACGACCAGATCCGGGCCTATCAGCTAAAGAAAGACAGAAGGGGCGGGGACTGGGACCGCAACGCTGGGGGACGCTTCAAGGCCGTCCGCTGCGGGCGACGCTGGGGCAAGACCATGTTCGACGAAACGTGGATCTGCTCCGCAGCGGCCAGAGGTCTTCTGGGCGGCTGGTTCGCCCCGGACTACAAGACCCTGTCCGAGGCCTATGCCGAGATCTACGACATCCTTGAGCCGATCATCAAGACGTCCTCGAAGAACGAGGGCGTGATCCGGACCAAGACCGGCGGGCGCATCGACTTCTGGACACTCGAAAACGAGCGGGCCGGGCGCTCCCGGAAATATCACCGCTCGGTCATCGACGAGGCGGCGTTCACCAAATCCAACATGTTGGACATCTGGGAACGGTCGATCAAGCCGACCCTGCTCGACTATCAGGGCCAGTGCCTTGTGACCTCCAACACCAACGGCGTGGATCCGGAAAACTTCTTCTGGCAAATCTGCAACGAGCCCAAGCACGGCTTCATTGAATATCACGCCCCAAGTTGGAACAACCCCACGATTCCGTCCCGGCTCCCCGGCGAGACCGAAGAGGAGTGGATCCCCCGGCGTCAGGCGATCTTCGACGATCTCCGGGCGCGAGAACTTCCCATGGTCTTTGCGCAGGAATACGCAGCAGAGTTCGTGGACTGGTCAGGAGTGGCCTTTTTCGATCTGGGCAAGTGGTTGGTCGACGGACACCCGGTCGAGGCTCCAGCACACTGCGACGCGATCTTCGCCGTGATCGACACGGCCTCGAAGACCGGGACCAACAACGATGGGACGGGTGTCCTCTGGTGTGCGCGCAACCAGTATGTGGGGACGCCCCTGATCCTGCTCGACTACGACATTCGCCAGATCGAGGGCGCGTCGCTGGAAGACTGGCTTCCGTCTGTGCAGCAACGGGGCGAGGAACTGGCGGCTCAGTGCGGAGCCCGGCGGGGCTTTGTCGGATCCTTCATTGAAGACAAGTCGAGCGGCATCATCCTGATCCAGCAGGCGCGCAAGCGCCGCCTTGCGGTCCACGCCATTGACTCCAAGCTGACGGCAATGGGGAAGGACGAGCGGGCCATCTCTGTTTCGGGATATTTCCACCGGGGAGAGGTTAAACTTGCTCGCTACGCCTACGACAAGGTTTTCATGTATAAGGGAACCACAAGGAACCACTTGGTCAGCCAAGTGACGTCTTTCCGGATCGGGGACAAGGACGCTGCTCGTCGCGCAGATGACCTTCTCGACTGCTTCTGTTATGCTATCGCCCTGTCCTTGGGGGACAGGTCCGGTTTTTGATCACGACTACGCGAAACGGCCAAATGAACGATTTCTATGTTTATGCCCTCGTAAGGCTCTCAGACAACCGCCCTTGCTACATCGGCAAAGGTCGTGGGGACCGAGTGCATCGACACAACCTCATGGGTGAAAATCACCCCAACCAACATCTGGCGAGAATTTACCGCAAAGACGCTTCGCCTCTGGAGCACGAGATCGTTTGTGCGAATCTCTCCGAGCGACAAGCGTTTGACCTTGAGCGGGACTTGATCTTCCTCATTGGTCGCACGAGCAAAGGCCTTGGCCCGCTTTGCAACATGACAGACGGCGGAGAGGGAACCTCTGGATTCGTTCCGGCGTTCACGGAGGAGCATCGGAAGAAGATCGCCCTTTCCAAGCGTGGAATTCCACGCTCTGAAGAATGCAAAAAAAAATTGAGCGAAAGTGGAAAAGGCAAGCGCCCCTCTCCAGAGGCAATCCAGAAGATTGTTGCTGCGAACACGGGGAGGAAAAGATCGGTGGAGTTTGGTTTGGCGATCAGCGCCAGACAAAAAGGCCGCGCTCTCTCTCAAGAAACAAAGGACAAGATTGGGTCGGCAAATCGCGGGCGCTCTCCCTCCGAAGAAACTAGGGCAAAACTGAGCGCGGCGAGCAAAGGCCGAAAGTATCCCGACGAGATCAAGGAAACCTTTTCCGCCGCCGCTAAAGAGCGGGCCAATCGTCCACAAGAGCGCCTTAAGTCGAGTCAAAGAAACAAAGGCCGAGTTCACACGCCCGAATCCAGACAACGAATGAGCGAAGGCCGACTTCGCGCTGCCGAAGCAAGACGCTTGGCTAGAAATATCGAGGAAAGTCCATGACTTCGACCTTGCAGATCAACGGCGCGACCACGGGCAACGCTCTTCAGACCCTGCTTGTCGCTCCGGACATACAGCCCGGAGACGAGGTAAGTTATCAACTCTGCAAGGAAATTTATGCGTGGCACCCCATGGGTGCAAAACTGGCCGACTTCCCCATCGCCATGGCCCAGTTCAAACCTCGCAAGATCGCCGTCCCGGACGGCCCGGAGGACGTTCTGGTCGAGGCTTTCGAGCGCGAATGGAAGGCCTGCGACGCTTCCCGCGTGATCTTCAACGTGGCGCGTCTGGCTCGGGTCTATGGGGTCTCGACGCTGGCCCTGCTGGTCGAGGGCGTGCAGGCCGGATCCCCGGTCAACTTTGAAGAACTGGCAGGCAAGAAGATCGCCTTCAACGTCTTCGACCCGCTCAACACCGCCGGATCACTGGTGCTCAATCAGGATCCGAACGCCTTCGACTTTCAGAAGTCGGACGGCGTCACTGTGCAAGGGGTGGAATATCACCCATCCCGGACGGTGACGATCATGAACGAAGATCCGATCTATATTGGCTACACCCAATCGGCCTTTGGATACGTTGGCCGCTCGGTCTACCAGCGGGCGCTCTATCCCCTGAAGTCGTTCATCAACACTCAGATCACCAACGACATGATCGCCCTGAAGGCCGGTGTTTTGATCGCCACCTTGGACCAGCAATCGTCCGCTGTGGACAAACTCATGGCCAACATTGCAGGCCAGAAGCGGGACATGGTCAAGGGGGCCTCGGTCGGCAACGTGATCTCCATCGCCGTGGGCGAGGACATCCAGAGCCTGAACCTCCAGAACCTTGACGGCGCGTTCGGCATGGCGCGCAAGAACATTATCGAGGACATCGCCACCGCCGCCGGGACGCCGTCCAAGCTCCTCCTCTCCGAGACCTTCGCGGAGGGCTTCGGCGAGGGGACGGAGGACGCAAAGCACGTCGCCCAATATATCCAAGGCCTGCGCGAGTGGATGCAAGACCTATACGACTTCATGGACACCATCGTCCAATATCGGGCGTGGAACCCGGAGTTCTACGAAACGATCCAAGCTCGGTTCCCCGAGGAATACGGCAAGAAGGACTACAAGCAGGCCTTCTATGCGTGGCGAAACGGCTTCAAGGCCGAATGGCCACCGCTCCTCGAAGAGCCCGACAGCGAGAAGATCAAGGTCGACGAGGCCAAGATGGAGGCGACGATCTCAATGGTCGAGGTCCTGCTTCCCCAGATGGATCCGGAGAACAAGGTCCGTGTGATCCAGTGGGCCTGCGACAATTTCAATTCCCTGAAGCTCCTGTTTGATTCGCCGCTCGAACTGGACTGGCAGGCGCTTGAAAACTACGAACCGCCCCAGCCCGAAGAGCCGCCGGGCGAGCCAGCGCCCCCCAAGCCCAAGGCTTTGACCGACGCCGTCCGCGCCGCCCGCAAGAGGACAACCCGCCGTGAAGGTTGATCACATTCTCTCGACCCTGTCTGGCGTCGAGCGCCGCCTGTCGCGATTGGAGAAGGCCAAGGGCCTTGACCCTGCATCGAAGCTAGACCGGGCTCTGCGCATTGCTGACAGCCTTGATCAGCGCCTTAACCGCCTGACCAGAACCCAGCGCCTGCGGTTCGCGGACGCCGACTTCCGGGAAGAGGACCACCCGCGCGCGGCCAATGGCCAGTTTGGGTCTGGCGGAGGTGGTGCGTCCAAGAGCGAGACCAAGGACAAACCCAAGGCGTCTGCCAACTCCGACGTGGGCATTGGCGTTTCGACCGTGATCGACGGCAAGAAGGTCTCCGGGGAGGTCGTCGACTCCACCGCCGACACGGCCACGATTCGGACCTCTGACGGCAAGACCCACACGGCCCCATGGAAACAGGTCTCCGGCGGCTACCACCGGGGAAGCGACTACATTCCCGCAGCCCAGTTCGACGCCGCCTCGTTCGCAAAGAGCCATGACAGGCAAGACGTGACCCCTGCCCAGATCCTCAGTCATTTCCCGTCCGACACTGAGGCCAAGATGGGCGAGACCATCGCCAAGCTGGACAAGATCAAGCCGACCAACGAGCGATACAAGGACGCCGCCGGGAACTACACCCCGGAACGTCAGGCGCTCCACAACAAGATCCTGCTGGAGGGGATCACCGCCGAGGTGATGAACGAGGACACGGGCAAGAAGGAGAAGCGGTTCTTCCCCGGCATCCTTTCCCCCGAGGCCGTCGAGCGGGCGCGCCCGAAGGACGGCGAAAAGCCACGGTTCACGATCCTTGGCGGGCGGGGCGGATCCGGCAAGTCGTGGTTCACGAAGTCCGGCATGGTCGACAGTGAGACGAATCTTGTCCTCGACGCCGATCACATCAAGAGCCTCCTTCCGGAATATGACGGCTGGAACGCAGCCGAGGTCCACGAGGAGTCGTCTGACATCTTCGAGATGATCACCGAGTTCGCCCACGCACAGGGCCTGAACCTCGTCCACGACGCCACGATGAAGACGCCGGAGAAGGCGGTCAAGCTGGCGAAGAAGTTCAAGGACTCGGGCTACACCCTCGAATCCCACTACATGCACCTGCCGCGAGACGAAGCGGCCAAGCGGGCCGTGGGGCGCTATCTGGGGCCGACGAACCGGCTGGTTCCGCCGGAGATCGTCTTGTCCAACACCCAGAACGAAAAGGCCTTCGACGAGGTCCGCAAGCTGGCGGACAAGTGGTCGTTCCGCGACAACAACGTCCAGAAGGGCAGGCCCCCGCGCCTGATCTCCGAGTCCGAATAGCAAAAAGGGAGGCCTAGGCCTCCCCTTCCTTTTTGGCCTTGTCGGCCCGTTTCGACGCAAACGCCTGTTTCAGCGATTCCGGCCAGCCGTCCGGGGGCGTCCAGTTATCGGAGGGCGGGGACACGCAGTCCATGTCCTCCATCAGCGCCGGGTTGCTGGAGCCCGGCCACTTCTTGTCTTCCGCCATGGGCGGGTCTCCCTCAAGTTTCGGGTGGCGAATTGTCCTCCTTTTGGCTGGCGGCTTCAAGCCCCATGGCAAGAAGAGCGTGGATCTTGTCGACTCGCGTCGCGGGCCCCGGCCAAGCGTCGAGCTTGGCGAGGATCTCGGGACGGAAGCGCACGAGGATGGGCTTCCAGTTGGTCTTGGGTCTGGCCACGGGTTTAGTCTCCATATCCGATCTTGAGGGGTGCAACCTTGGCCGCGTAATCTTCGGCTTCAGCCTTGGTGGCCCAAGGCTGGCGACCAATGCCAACTTGGCCGGTGTGCGGGTTGCGGACGGTCCAGCCGCGCTGGACGATCTCCCAGCCCTCGCCCGCAGGCAATGCGCCGTAGATCGAGGCGGTGCGCCCGGTGGACTCTTGGAGCCAATGGCGGCTCTCGATCACTTCAAACTTGGCCATCAGGCGCTCTCCAGCTTCAATTGAGAAAGGACTGCCTCGACAACGCGAGGTGCGTGGACCATTTTCCCCATCTGGTAGGGGTGGCAGATCACGATCCGGAACTTTTCCCCGGACCAGACTTTGATCCAGTCGTATGCGGCCCCAGACGCGAGCCAGATCGAGCCCATTGCGGCCTCGCCCTTGACGTCGCGGTGAAAAACGAGGAACTTGGAAACTTCAAACTTGGCCATCTCGGCCTCCTCTCTCAAAACCTACGATCAAGATATCCCGCATCATGACCCGCGTCAATAGCAGATATCGTTTATTTCCGAAGATCCTCGATCCAGAGAAGGGACAAGTCTCGATCGCCCCATTCTCGCCAAAGGTATTGCATCCGAAGATGCGGGCGGTCCGCCATGTAGCGCCGGGCGTCGGCTTCCGAGTCAAAAAAGATGTGCTTCGGGCTGGGGACCTGCGTCGCGGATCCTGTGCAGATCCCCTGCGAATGATCAATGACCTCATGAATCTTCATGCTTGGGCCACAAACGTCAGGGTTCCGATCTGGGAGACAATGCCCAAGACCGTCCACGCCTCGGCTGTGCAGAAGCGCGCACGGGCCACACAATCCGGGCAGGGACAATCGGGGCGCTCTGCCCACGCATGCCAGTCCTGACCGCACTCTGGACATTTGGCGGTGTGCTTGGTCATGCTGCTTTCCTTTCCGCGAGCTTGTAGGTGACGGCCCAAGCGAGAGCGTCGAGCTTGCGCATTGCCGCCGGGGAATAGATCAGGATTGAACGACCGGCCAAGTGCGCCGGGTTGCGGCTCTCTGGTGCGCTCTCGACTTCAATCCGCAAGGCGTTCAGTTCCTCGAAGCTGTAGGCGTCGGCCAAGTTTCCAAGACTTCCAACCAAGAACGGGCAAGCTGTGCTTGATCATGCGAGCGCCTCCACTTCATGTTTCCCAAGGACCATCCAGAAGGGCAGGGCCTCGGCCCCCTCTTCCTTCAAACGGAAACACCACGCCCCCTTGGCGCAGAACTCGGCGACCCAGTGGGAGGCCAGAACCTTGGCGTGCTCCTCGCTTTCCGCGTGGGCCGCGATCCATTCGCCGCTGCGAAGCTGGAGCGCGACAAAGTGCCTAAGCCCCCAGCCGTAGGCGGATTTCGCTTGCTCGCGAACTTCCGCCATCAAGAGTTCCAGACTTTTGTGAGCCATCTCGGCTACCCCGCCTGCCCGGATCCGGATTGACCCGAGGAGGCAATTTCATTCTAGGGGATATCCCCACAAGTGCAAGCAATTTCTTTGTTTCAGTAGTATTCGGAGAAGTGAGAACCCTCCCCGGCGGCGCAAGGGTAAGCCCTCGCGTAGAAGGCGATCTTGAAGGACCCGTGGCTGATCTGCTTGACCATCGGCTCGCCTATGAACTTGCCGGGGACCGGGTAAGCCTTGCCCTGCATGGCGTGGCTATATTCCCGCTCGGCGGCGATCTTGCGAACCTTGACGCTCCGGACGCCGACCAGTTCGACGACCTCGTAATAGTCCACTTGGGTCTGCTCGTAACCCCAAGAGCAACGGAACAACTGGCCGACCTTGAAGCCGTGGGGCTTGGCCAGTTCGGCCTTTTCCTTGGCTTTCTTCTCCGCCTTGCAAGCCTCGATGGCGGCGACGTGGGCGAAGAACTCTTTCGCCTTGGCCTCGCGCCGTTCGGGGCTCTTGAACTTCAGCCACCAGACGGGCTTGGCGGACTTGCCGCTGTAGGCGATGGCGCAGGCCTGACCGCAAACCTCGTAGGCGTGGATCTCGGCGCTGGACGCCTTGGCCTTGACGATCACGGAACCTTCGGGGGAGAAACGCTGCAACATGGTGAGAACTCCTTCTCTGAAAACCTGCAATCAAGATATCTGCTAAATCGGACGACGTCAAACGTTTTGTTTGTTTTTATCCCTCGACTTCGACCTCAATCCCTGCCCAGCGCTGCTTGCGATAGCCGCGCAAGGCCTTTTCGCCTTGGACGAGGCGGTGTTTGACGAAGTAGGACCCGGCCCAAAGCCCCTTGATCTTCTCGGAGAAGGCCTTTTCCGCCTCCTCGATCTCTGCGAGGTTCTTGACCTCGACAAACTCCCGGCCAAGCGCTCCGGAGAAAGGCGCGTAGTGCACCATCTTGACGCCCGGTTCGCACTCGCTGAACCAGCACTTGAAAGCATAGACTTGGATCTTCATGGGATGCGCCCTCCTAGGCGGCAATGGACCGGAGCAGGGCGCTCCGGTGGTGGATCAGGGAACGAGCGGCGGCGGCGACCACGCAGCGGCCTCTGGCCAAAACCCGCAACTCTGCTAGACTTTTGCGAACCAGCCCGTGGGCCAACTCCGCAGAGAGAATTTCTTGGTGGGAGAACATGACAACCTCCTCAAGGGACAATTTGATCTTAGAGGATATCTCACAACACGCAAGAACTTTCTTTCTCTTTTTCACACAAAATGACAAGCCGGGAGGATTTCACTTCCGCCGAAGCGGCCATGCAGGAATTTCTCCTGACGCTGGACCAGTTCCACAAATGCTGCGCGGCGGGCTATTGGTCGCTGGCGCAAGAGATGTCACTCGTGGCCTCGGCCCGGCTGGAATCGCATCTCGATCTGTTTCTCTCGGGCGCTCGAAAGGTGATCAGCGATGGCGAATGAATCTTTCTACGACGTGATCACGCAGGCCATCGCCGACTTCGCCAAGCACGGCTACGATAGCGCCGAGCGCATGGCCTATTGGCAGGAGCGGATCCGGCAGGCGGCGGAACGGTCCATGACCCCAGCTTGGCGGATGGAGGAGCAACTGCGGGCGTCCATGGGCGCGATCTACAAGCGCATGGTCGAGAACGCGGGAGCCCTGCGTTATCATCCGGGCGTGAGCCGGTTCACCCTCGACAGCTTGCGCCCCCGGCTGCACGACGAGCTTCGCCGCCGGATCCTCGCCAGCGCCGACCTGATCCGGCTCAATCGGTCGCAGGCCATTGAGAAGACCCTGCAACGGTTCAGCGGCTGGGCTTCGTCCGTCCCGACCGGCGGGTCAAAGACCATCGACCGGGTCGACGAAAAGAAGACCCTGCGCAAGGCCCTCACGCAGCTCCCCTTTGAGGAGCGCCGAGTTTTGGTGGATCAGGGGACGAAATTGGTCGCCTCCATAAACCAAGTCATTGCGAGTGATGGAGGGGCTATTGCCGTAAAATGGAACAGCCATTGGCGCGAGATCAACTACAACTATCGGGAAGACCACAAGGAGCGCGACGGCCAGATCTACCTGATCCGGGGATCGTGGGCGTCCAAGGGAGGCTTGGTCCAGCAGGGCGAGGCAGGCTACTACGACGAGGTCACGGCTGTCGCCGAGGAGCCCTTTTGCTTCCCCGGAGACTCAGAGATCCCATTCGCGGACGGTATAGAAGCCGCGTTTCGTCGTTGGTATGTCGGCGACTTGGTTGAGATGGTCACGTCGTCTGGAAACCGGCTTAAGGGAACACCGAACCACCCAGTCCTTACGTCGAAGGGTTGGGTCGCGCTGGGTTGTCTCAAGGAAGGCGACAACGTTGTCGAGATTTGCGAGAAAATGGGCCTCGGTCTTGAGCGTGACAATCACGGAACAAAAGCCCGAATCTCGGACGTGTTTGCGGCGGTCGGGCGTGCTGGGTTTGCTGAAAAAAGAAGCGGCGGCAGTCACCAGTTCCACGGCGATGGATCTGAACGCGACGTCGATGTTGTAAGGGCCGCACGGCCATTGACCTTCGACAGCATGACCCCGCGCCCGAAGCGCCTCGATCAAGGCCAGTTCTCCTTGACCAACTTGCGTAGATCTGCGGGACGCGCGTTTGATTTTTGTCTCCATGGAGTTGTGCGTTCCGCGCAGGGCGTCGTGAGCGGCTTGGGTCAGCTTCTTTCGCCCCTGCTCGCCCTCTCTCGCCATCCGAATCAAATTTGCCTCGCTGCGCCCTCGTTGCACCAGCCCGCCCTCTTTGATGGCGCGCACAACCACGGCGCGGGAGACGTCAAAGTCTCTGGCGATCTGGAGCACGCTTCGCCCTTCCGAGTGCAACCGGCAAACCTCCGCCGGGGGCAAGTCGATTCGGTTGTGGGCGGATCTCGGGACTGTGTCGAGCGAGACCTTCTGACTGTAAATCCGGCCCCAGAGCGTGCGAGGATTGACGCCCATGATTTTGGCGATCTTTTCGACGGAAAGCCCTTCTCCACGCAGCTTGGAAAGGTGGTCGAGGTCGAGCGGAACCATTGGTCTGGGCATGTCTACAATCTCCAAACGGAAGCTGGTTGGTATGTAACACAAAATATCATTACGCACAATTGCAGATGTTTCGCCACCTACATATACCACTTGCGCCAGCTTCCCCCTGACATGCTGACCAAAAAGGGCCAGCTTCAACTCGAAGAGGCTCGGCGCAAGATTGCGGCGCTTTGACTATCGCGGCGTTTTGCAGTATCTCTCGCCCTGAACCACGGGATCTCAAATGGCATCGAACCTGAACATCTCGCTGGTGGCCGCACAGGCACAAGCCACGGCTCTGGCACCTCTTGCCAACACCGGCTTCATTGACATTTACTCGGGGACGCAGGCCGCAACGCCCGAGACCGCACCGGGCGTCACCGCACTGGCGACGTTCACGCTCCCGGCGACCTTCGCCTCAAGCATCACCAACGGCGTGATCACGGCCAACGCCATCGGCAGCGTGGTCATCTCTAACTCCGGCACCGCGACTTGGTTCCGGTGCTGGGAGGCCAACCACACCACGCCCCTGTTCGACGGCACGGTCGGAACCTCCGGCTGCGACATGAACCTCAACTCGGTCGCGCTGTCCTCCGGAGCCTCGCTCCAGATCAGTTCTCTGACCTTCACCGTTCCGGGCGTCTAACCCATGACCGACGGCGTCGTCCTCAATCCCGGCACAGGTGGCGCGACCGTCGACACCGAGACCAATGCGTCGCGCAGCAATGCGCAGATGCAGCGGATGAAGCTGGTCCTCGGTGACGTGGACGTGGACGGCGGTGACGTATCTCTGACCAACCCCGCGCCGGTCATGTTGTCGCGGGTCAACTACGTCATCAGCACCCTGAACTCGACCACGACGCAGCTTGCGGCGGGCCAGACGTGGACGGGCGAAATCGAGGCCGGGGACTCCCAGCCTGCGATCTCCATCGACGTGGTGTCGGACCAGAGCGGCACCCTGACGCTGAGTCAGTTCATCGACGCAGCAGGCACCCAACCTCTGCGTCCGGTTGTCTTTCCGATCACAGCGGGCGTCGGCTTCGGCTGGTCCCTGACGCTGAACGGGAACTATGTCCGGCTTTCGTTCCTGAACGGCGGAATCGGCCCGACGACCACGCTGTCGATCAGCACGGCCTATGGCGTCATCAATTCAGCCACGTCGCTGGGCAATGCGCCAGTCGCCATGATGGAGGTCGGCGGACAGACCATAGACCCCAACATCGGCTTCCCGGTCGACGTTCAGGCGGTCAATGGCGCTCCGGTCGCGACTAAGGGTATACCGGTCGTTGACCCTGTCATCGCGTCTGCGTCCGAGAACGAGCGCCCCCTGTCTCAGGTCATCGTCGGCTCCGGTGATGGTGACTATGCCGGGCAGAGCCTGATCGAGCTCCTGATGAACCCCGACTCCAAGGAGTCGGCGGCGGTGCGGGTCGTCAACCCTCCGAAGCTGGACGCCTCTGGGGCGACGGTCGTCTCCGACGCGCTCTCTCCGGGGACCTACACCTTCGGCGGCGCAAACCAGCAGATCATCGTTGACACGACGGGATATGCGTCCGTCGCTCTGGCCATTGTCGGCACTTGGGCGGGGACGATCACCTTCACCCAGTCCAACGACCTCCAGACGTGGCAGACGCTTCAGGGCGTGGTCAGTTCGGCCCCGCAGGTCGCGCTAGGAGCGACATCGGTCAACGGGCAGTTCCTCTTCCCCGCCATGGCCCGCTATGTGCGCGCCCAGATCACGACCTATACGTCTGGTCTGGCCGTCCTCGTTCCCTACCTCCGCATTGCCCCCTTCACGGCGCTTCAGGCGGCGAACCTGAACTTCATCAACGGCACGGCTCCTGTCACGGCGAACGTCGCGGGCATGCTCGCTGTTGGCGGCAACATCGCCCACGGATCCGCGCCCACGGCCTTCCCTCTGCTGGCGGGTGGCACGGACTACAACGGTCTGACCCGCCGGGTCCAGACCGACAACAGCGGCAACCAGATTGCCGCTGGCTCGCTTCCGGCAGGTTATGCTGTCGGCCAGTATAACGTGACCTATAGCAAGACCACGGTCGCCTTCGCCTCCGCCCAGTTCCCGACCCTGACAGCGGCGCAGAGTTCTGTCGCGCCGGTCCTGATCGGCGGCGTCGACCCCGGCGGCTTCGTTCGTCAGGCCCAGACCACGCCGTCCGGCCAGTTGTCGGTCAGTCTGGACGCGCCCAGCGCATCCGGCCAGTCCGTGGCCGAGCTTCTGGCCCAGCTTGTTGCTCTGATGCGCGTGAACAACTATTATCAGGCGGTCGGCCTTGGCCCCACCGCCGACGACCCCGAGGCCGTCCTCGGCGAATATCTGGCTCAAAACCCCATCAACTGAGGACTCCCAATGGCCACTCTGACACCGACTCCGCCCCCGGCTGGCGCTCTTCTCCCGACTTCTCGCGGCACTGGCGCAAACGCCCCTTCCGGCCTGCTGGGAGAACTGCTGGTCACTGAGGCGCTTCCGCCCTACCACGCCATGCTCAAGTCGGGTCTGGTGTTCTCGCTTTCCTCGACCACCCAGACCGCCGCCACGGCGTTCACGGGCGGTGCGGCAGGCACGCCGATCTTCGGCCTCTACAACCCCGCAAGCTCCGGCAAGGACCTCGTGATCCTTCAGGCTCGCTACGGCATCCGGACCACCGGCACCACCGCAGGCACCGTGGACTTCTCGTTCTACGCAGTCAACCAAGGCGGTGTGGCCGTCACCGGCACCCAGACGCAGGCCCGCAACCTCTACTCGCAGGCCAACTCTGGCGCTGTCGCCTATGGCATGGTCAACACCGCCAACACCGCCGCGCTGGCATCGACCCTGATCGCTCCGTCCCTGTCTCTGGGCAACGTCACCACCACCGCCGGCCTGAACGTCGGCGTGCTCGTGGACGACGTGAAGGGCGCAATCATCGTCTCCCCCGGCGCGTATCTTGCTCTTGGGTGCTCTGCGACTCTCGCTGTTGGCTCCATGGACTTCTCGCTGATCTGGGCCGAGCTTCCGGTCTAACCGACTACTGACGCCCTCGGCAGGAGGAGCGAACCTTGTCCCTCCTCCTGCTCTACCAGCAGAATCTCTCGTCCACGAACTCGGCCACAGCAGCCCTGATTCAGGACGCTTCCACTCTCTCGTCCACGGCCACTGAGTCCTTCTCGGCAGCGCCGACCTTCCTTCAGAAGCGTTCCACGACTGCCGCTGCGGCGACGGAGAGCTTCCCGGCCTCGGCTGGCCTCCTCCAGCGCCGCTCCACAACGGCCATCGCCGGGTCCGGAGCCTTCTCCGCTTTCGGGGCGCTGGCGCAGGCCAGAGACCGGGCGGCGATTGTTGCTCTGGCGATTCACACCGGCTCCATCGGAGCGACGCAGGCCAAAGACCGGGCGGCGATCACCGACAGCGAGATCTTCTCCGGCGCAGCCCCACTCACTCAGCGGCGCTCGACGATTGTCGTAACGAACTCCGAGTCTTTCTTCGGCACGTTCACGGCGACGCAGCGCCGGTCCTCAACCGGCGTTGTCGTTGTTGAGGCTTTCGCGGCGACGGTCGCGGCGACGCAGCGCCATTCTTCGGCGCACGTCGAAGTCACGGTGACCCTGCCGCACGCGCCTCTCAGTTTTACCGCCACACCAAGCTGGTGGGCCGCTGCACACGCCACACCCAACGGCGGGCCTGATCTCTGGAGCCCGCAGAACTACCTCGCGACTCCAGCGTGGTGGAATAAGAGCCACTAGCGCCGATTGCGCCTTTTGGTGTATTGTCAAGTTTACGTCCAAGGACCCGCGCCCCCATGCCCCTCGCCTCTGGCTCCTCGAAGCAAGTCGTCAGCCGGAACATCGCGACCGAGCGCCGGGCGGGCAAGCCCGAGAAGCAGGCCGTGGCCATCGCGCTGAACAAGGCGCGGGGGGATGCAGACGAAGACGACACGCTCATCGGAGCAAAGCTCGTCAATGGCGTTTGGCGGCTTACCGACAACGGCAATTTGATTGGGGATGCTAGGGGCCAGCCGAGCAAAGCTGCTGCTTATGCCTACGCAAAGAAGTTTTTTGGAACCGGCGTGAAATATGATCCGCAACTCTCGCGTCCTGATTCCAATTCGGCGCGTGGGAAGGTTCAAGCCGATTCCGGAGACCAGCGTGTCACGCCCGAGCTTCAGAAGCTCTACGACAAGGTCCGCGCCATCGAGTTCAAGATGAAGGCCGGGCGTCGGGAGAACATCGACTTCCTGACCACGCCCGAGGGCCGTCGTCTGGCGATCCAGCTTGAGGCCGTCGAGGACAACATCAAGAAGCTGGAGTCCAGCCTTGGCAAGATGGCTCCCCCGAAGCTGCGAGAGATTATCTCCGGCATCGCCAAGGAGGCTGGCATCTCCAGCGACCGTAAGCAGGTCCGCGCCATGACCCGTGACCTGCTGAGCATCGTCAAGTCCTCGCGGACGGACGCCTTCACCAAGACCAGCGTCGCGGATCGTCAGTGGACCGTCAAAGTTCTCTTCAAGGATGGTGAAGAAGGCACTGTGATGGTCTATGCCAAAGACCAGCCCGACGCCAAAGCCAAGGTCGAGGCACAATGCCGCAACCACGGCGGCAAGATCGTCGGCGCTCCGCAGGCGCGCAAAGACTCCACCCACACCGGCACCCTAACACCAGAAGGAATGAAAATGACCAAGTCTGCTGTGCGCGGGGACTCCACCATCAAGAAAGGCAAGACCTCCGGCACCTACGCCGTGTTCCGTGGCGACGCCTGCGTGGCCAAGGGCTTCGCCACCAAGGCCGACGCCGTGGCTTATACGTCGAAGGCTGACGCTTACGTCGAAGTCGCCAAAGCGCTCGGCACATACAAGGGCTTCAAGTTGGTTCAAGCCCCGCGTCGCCGCGCTGGAGAAGTCGACGTCGAGGGTCCAAACCTCCCCGACTCCTTGGACCTGATCTTCCCCAGCGAAGCCGCCGCCAAGAAGGCCATCGACAAGCACCTCGCCGCCAAGGCCGACGCGACCCAAGAAGAAATCAATGAAATGGCAGCGGCCTACAACAAGCAGAAAAACCCTGCCTTCAAGGTTTATTTCAAGGTGAAGGGAAAATCTAATTACGGCCTTGAAGTCGCATCCACCGAACAAGAGAAAAATGACATTGTAAGAAGGCTACGGGCGAAGGGATATGTCGTAAAGACAGAACGCGGGGCGAAGGCCGACGCCGTGGCCTATACGTCGAAGGCCGACGCCTCCGACGACGACTACCTGCGCCCCACGAACGCCTACAAAGGCCCCCGGCCCAAGACCCCGGACGCCTCGCCAGAGCGCGAGAAAGCCCGCGTGGCTGCGCAGGCCAAGGAAGAGGCGCGCATGGCCGAGGTCGTAAAGCGCAACGCCGAACACCGCGCCAAGCTCTTGGCCAACAAGCGGAAGGACGCTGCGGGCGTGGAGCCCAAGGTCGGCCAGACGTGGGAGAATGCGGGCAACGGCGTCAAAGTTCTGATCAAAGCCGTGAACGGCACCAGTGTCACCTTTGAGAACCACGAGGGCCAGATCTTCAAGTTCCCCCGCGACAAGCTCTACACCAAGTTCGTTATTTCGCGCAAATGATCCACGCCGCCGGGATCCTCTTCGTCACCCCTGACAAGCTCGCGCTTTTCGTCAAGCGCGGGAACGGGAGTGACCATTCTCTGGAATGGTGCATTCCCGGAGGGAGGCGCGAGGAGGGCGAAACGACGGAACAGTGTGCCATCCGCGAGACCCTAGAGGAATGCGGCCAAGAGGTCGGCTCTGAGGCTATCGTGTATCACACCAGAGGAATTGCCTTGGCGCAGCCGCCCGCAGCCTTGGCAATGCCCACGGGGGAGGCTGGGGACGCCTCTCCCCTCCAGCCTTCCCCCGTGGCTGCATCCGAGGACGTGGACTTCACCACCTATCTGTCCCGGATCGAGCGCCCCTTCCCCGTGACCCTGTGCGACGAACACACCGGATACGCTTGGGCCAGCGTCGACGCACCCCCAGAGCCGCTACACCCCGGCGTGCGCGTGGCTCTGGCCCGGCTGTCCATGGACGAACTGGGCGTGGCCAAGGCCATGGCCGAAGGCCTGCTGGTCTCACCCCAGCGTTACGAGAACATGACCCTCTTCGCCCTCCGGATCACCGGGACGGGCGTCGCCTTCCGTTCTTCCATCGACGAGTTCGTGTTCCGGGACCCGTCGCTCTATCTTAACGACGAGTTTCTGCAACGCTGCGCCGGGCTTCAGGTCATTCTGGAACACCCGACCAACGCGACCCTGACCAGCAAGGAATTTCTGGACCGCACCATTGGCTCCGTCATGTTCGCCTATATCAAGGGCGACGAGGTCTGGGGCATTGCGAAGATCTACGACGACGAGGCCATTGACCTGATGATGACGAAGCCCACGAGCACGTCTCCAGCAGTGGTCTTTAAGGATCCCAGCGTTAATGCTAAGATGACGCTGGAGGATGGCTCGCCGCTCCTTATCGAGGGGCGACCGAGTCTCTTGGACCACATTGCCGTGCTCCCTGAAGGGGCGGGCGTCTGGGACAAAGGCGGGGATCTGGCCGGGGTCGATCAAACAGCGACCGAAGTCCGGGCGGATTCCCAAACAGGACCGGTTGCGCTTGATCTGACGAAGATTCGTCGGATTGATCGCACCCTGCACCTGCTGGACATCAGACTGTCGAACCTTGCCGCATCGCGGCGAACCTGAACCTCTTTTGGAGCACCACCAAATGGCCGAAGAAATGACTGAAGCCCGCGACGACGCCGACGCGGGCCAGAAGCTGGACAAGATCCTCACCCATCTGGACAGCCTGACCAAGCGCATGGACGCACTTGAGAAGCCGCCGGAAGAAATGGCCGACGCCGACGAGACCGAAGAATACGAAGACGCCGAAGGCGAGTTCGAGTTCGAAGGTGAGCCGGAAGAAGTCGTTGGCGATTCCGACGACGAAGACGAGCCGGAAGCCAAGAAGGACGCCGAAGGCGACCGCGAAATGGAAGAGACCGCGAAGGCCGACTCCATGAACGAAGTCCAGCGCCGGATCGACCGCGTCGAACGCATGCTCCCCAAGCAACTCTCCGACGCCGACTACGCCAAGATGGCCGACGCCCAAGCCAAGGCCGACAGCGTCTACCAAGCCTTCGGCGACGCCGCCCCGCGCCCGCTGCAAGGTGAGAACCTGACCGCCTACCGCCGTCGTCTGGCCAAGGGCCTTCAGTCGTACAGCGCCCAACTGAAGGAAGTCAACCTGTCGGCCATCAAGGACCCGGCGGCGTTCAACTTCATGGAAGGTCAGATTTACTCGGACGCCATGGCCGCAGCCCTGACGCCTCGCGACCTGCCCCTCGGACAGCTTCGCGAGATCAAGCGCCGCGACTCGACGGGTCGTCAGATCTCGGAGTTCGTCGGTCAGCCCATCTCTTGGCTGTCGCAGTTCACCGGCCACCGTCGTCGCGTCTCGGCCTTCAACAAGGGCTGATCCCTCCCGTTCTCGCCTTGAAAGGGCATGACCAATGACTGCCAATGTTTCCTTCAACCCGATTGTGACCACGAACGCGGCGGGGACCTTCAACCTCTCCTCCTCGGGTTACATTTCCGGCACCGCCCTCAACGACCCCGCCGTTCGCAACCTTCTGGCGGGCGGCATTGTCGCCTCGACCGAAACCGTTCCCATGTGGGGCGGCATCGGCATTTCGGAAGTGTCTGTCCCGGTCGCGTCCTCGGGCAACTACCCAAGCTCCAGCCTCGGCGGCTACATCACCCGCGCCACCAACATCTCCACCGTTGGCGCGGCCTCCTCGCTGACCGGCTTCACCGTGTTTGATCAGGGCCACGCCATGATCAACACGCCGCAATCTCCGGTTCCGGTCGCTGGTTCCTATCAGACCATTGGCTTCTATCGTCTGGGCAGCAACGCCCGGATCGTCGTCCCCTGCGACCCGGCCCTGATCTCGCTGAACGGCACGATCGTCACCAACCGCGTCTCGTGGGACTTCGTGAACCAGCGTCTGGAGCCCTACATCGCCTCGGCTCTGACCATCTCGTCCGCGACCTATGTTTCCGGAACTGGCGTCGTCACCTTGACAATGGCCGCTCCCGTGACCTTCGGTCCGGGCGACGCTATCGTCGTTTCCGGCTTCACCGGCACAGATGCGGCCAGCGTCAACGGCACCTTCACCGCCCTGACCGCCTCCGGCACGTCTGTCACCTACGCCACGGCTACCGGCAAGAGCCCGGCCTTTACCGGCTCTCCGGTTCTGACCCTCGGCTCCGGTGCAGGCTCGGCTCTTCCGGTCCGCGTCCTCGACGTTCAAGCCTCCAATTCGATGGTCCCGTCCTACGACCCGACCACCGGCTTCGTGACTTGGAACCGTAACGGCTCCGTCGCCGTCATCCTCATCTAACGGCGCATCGCCACAAACAGGAGACTGAATCATGGCGAACATCGCGCCGTCCTTCGCAATCGTCAATCCGAGCTACATCGACCCCGGCATCCTGCTTCCCTACACGCAAGCTTCCGGTGCGTTCGATCTGCTTCCCGAGGGCCAGCCCCTCCCGCGCCTGTCGGATGGCGATCTCTATGCCTACATCAAGACCATCGACGTCCGCTCCAAGGTCGCCGCCGGTCAGTCGGCCTACAACAGCCTGCCGTCGATCAGCACCACGCTGTCGATGATTTCGACCCCGTCCTACCTGTTGCGCGTGCGCGGCGAGTATGACCACCACGACACCGCCGCCATGGGCCGCTGGGGCGTCAACATCATTGACACCCAGCGTCTCGGCATGCGTCAGGGTCACTTCCAACTGGCGCGCACCGCGCTCCTGTATGGGATGAACCCGGCCAACGGCGAAGGGCTCGTCAACACCAGCGGCGCGACTGCGGTCAACCTGCCTGCGGACAGCAACGGCAACACCACCGTCGTCACCTACGACAACGGTCAGATGGCCACCTTCCTGCTGACCCAGATCTCGGCTCTGAAGACCCGCACCAACCAGCTTGGCATTGGTCGTAAGTTCACAATCCTCGGCCCCCAGCGCGTCCTTGGCGCTCTGGAATACCAGAACATCGTGCAACTGACCCAGTTCCAGCGCGCCGGGGCCGGTTCGACCTCGACCGCCGGAATGGTCAAGGACGTTCTTGAAATGAACGGGGACGAGATCACGTGGGTCTACGACGACACCCTGATCGGCAAGGGCGCTGGCGGCACTGACGCCGTCATCATCAACATGCCGGAGGTGCAGAAGCCTCAAGGGTCGAAGATCAACACCAATGCCTTCGCCGCTCTGGCCCCCGGCATCGACGCTTGCTCTTTGATGTATTGCGATAAGTCCGCCCCAGTTGAAATCCCGACGCCTCTGCCGGGCGGCGCTATCGACGTGCTGTCCGAGTGGCGGATCACCTCCGGCTGGGGCGTCCGCCCCGAGTCGATCTCGATCCTGTCGATGCAATATCAGTAAGCGGGGCCGGGCGGCTTTGCTCTAGTGATACCCGGATCCCCAATCGCGGGGATCCGGGATTTACCTTAAGGGAGAGACCCATTTGAAGATGTTCATCGCGAACTGCACCATGCAGGTCCAAGACTTCCAATACCGCACTCCAGAGTCCCAGAAGATCCGCCAGCAGATGATCCCCATCCTTGGGCAGGTCCAACTGAGCGGGGATCTTAATACGCCGGAGATCGACTTCATCGTCGAACAGCACGCGCCCTACGGCCTTGTTCATGTCAAGGACGTGGATCGCACCAAGCCTTTTGTGGGCACGTGCTACGACGTGGACAAGCGGATCGACGTTGAGAAGATCCGCGTCGCGCACGCCCACAATCAGGAAGTCCTGACCGAGCGCGGAAAGGAAATCCGCAAGGAAGCCGCCGTCGTGATCAACGATTCTCTGGAGAAGGAAAGCAAGGATCTTTTGGGTCTGGAGCTTTCCATCGTCGAAGACACCAAGACCGGCAAGGACGTCGAAGTCAACGAGCGGATCAAGGTTGACCGCACGCACAAGGGCAAGAACTGATGGAGCCGACGCTGGCGGGATTCACGGCTTGGGTGCGGGGCGTCATGGGCGTCACCACGACCCAACTTCCGGACAACTCGCCAGCGTTGGGCTACGCTTTCGCCGTGGCCATGGAGATCGTCAACCTTCAACTCCAGTCGGCCAGCGCGCTCATCTACCAGCTTGCGGTCTACAGCCTCGGCGGCGACAACCTGATCAACTGGGCTCCTGACCAGCCCGGCTCTACCTTCTTCGCCGACCTGCGCAAGAGTTTCGGCTGCAACTCGTTTGTCGGCGGCATCATCTCGTCCACCAGCGACGAGGGAACCAGCGAGTCCATTCAGGTCGTCAAGTCGCTTGAGAACCTCGTTCTGTCGGACTTGCAGTCCCTGAAGACGCCCTACGGTCGCCAGTATCTGGCCTTCGCCATGCGTGTCGGAACCCTCTGGGGGATCTCGTGAAGCTGTGCATGGGCGTCTATGATCTGCCTTACGCCCACGACAAGGACGGGAAAGGCACGGGCGACGTCGCCGAGATCCTCGAAGCCAAGTATCACCCCATGGAACTCTACTGGGAGAGCCACGAAAACGAGATCGTGGGCCACATCACAGAGGCCATGGCGGGCGTTCTGGAGAGCGTCTTCATGGGCGCTCCGCCCCCGGAGGACCTGACGCAAGCCGTGCAGAGCGGCTGCTCGCAGATCGACGCGGGCTTCAAGATGTTCCTGTCCAGCCGGGAATTCGAGTATCAGGCGCGACTGGCCGGGAACATTCTTGACGTCCCGACCAAGGCCGCGCTGGCGGGCGTCAACCACCGCAAGAAGCTGAAGAAGGGCGCTCGCCGCCCGTCCCTGATCGACACCGGTCTCTATGAGTCGTCGTTTGTCAGTTGGGTGGAGCGCGACTGATGGCGAGCGTCAATGAGGCTGCGGGCGACCGCACAGAATTCGCCGCCGGGCTGAAGCTCGGCCTCGACACCCTGTCCAAACGTCAGGAGATCACGTTCACCAAATACGTGAAGATGATCCTGCCTCTTGATGGTTTCGTGTTCTGGGTCAAAGCCGACATCCTGTCACCCATCGGTATCAACGCAGCGGCGATCAACACCCAAGAGATCAACGCCACGCCCAAGGTCCAGAACCCGGCGAACACGATCAAGGCCATGGGCTCGCTGCACTATGCCACCGAAAACAATCAGGACGAGACCGAGGGCTTCGCCACCAACCGCGTGATCTTCACCTCGGAAGTGGACGTGGAGGAACTGAACACCATCGCTCCCCGCGTCCTGTATGTCGGGGAGTTCGAGGGGCTGAAGTTCGCGTTTTCCATGCGCTCGTCGTTCTACCGGCAGGCGGACCTGTTCCACTATCAGGGCTTCGCTGTCTATCCGGCGCTTGCGACCCAGTTGATCGACACGCCCGTCGAGGCGATGAACCGGGACCTTGTGGTCAGCAACAGCCTGCCAATCTGGCTGACCCTGAACCAGCAATGCCCGATGTATCCGTCCTTTCTGATCGACGACAACATCAATCCGCCGTGGTGCGCAGTCCACATCGAACCGGGCATGACCAGTGGCCTCCAGTCCGCGCCCTTCATCGACAGCAACGGCTCACACTGGCAGCTTGCCACCGATCATGTTAGATTGACCTTCTACGGTTTGCGGAACGACGCGATCTTCGACTGGCTGGACTATGTGCTTCAGTTCTCTCTCTATTCGGAGGTCATGGGCGTCATGAACATCCCGGTTCCGAGAGACGACAAGCGCACGCAGGCCGAGCTTGGCGTTCTGGCCATTCGCAAGACCATTGAGTTCGACGTCAACTATTACCAAGCCCGCGTCCGAGACGCCGCCCTGACCTACATCAAGAGCGTTTTCCTCGATCTGATCGTCTCCTTTTAACCCGACAGGACCTCAATCATGCCCCAGTCCCCCTTGAACTACACCGCCAAGAACGTTGCGGGCGCTCTTGCCCCGATGAGCCTCGACGCCACCGGAAAACTGCTGATGACGACGCAGGGCGGCACTGCCTCTTCGCTGAACATCACCGCTGCTGCGGTCGTGAAAGCAGGCGCGGGCCGGATCTCCAAGATCATCATCCTTGCGCCCGGCTCGACCTCCGGCACGTTCACCATCAACGATTCCGCGACCACGGGCGCAGCCGCAGCGGCCAACGCCGTTTGGACCCTGCCCTACAACGGCGCGGCCAACGTCGCAGGCGCGATCTTTGACGTCGACTGGCCCTGCGCGAACGGCATCGTCGTCTCGGCTGTCCCCGGTGGCGGCTCGCCCATTCTGGCGATCAGCTACACTTGATCCTGACGTCCCGCCCTCTCCACATCAAGGACAAGCCCCATGGCTAATCAAATCGTTACGGTCAACGTAACCCAGACCGTCGCAGCGGCTCCGAGCGCCCTGCTGCGGACGGGTGCGCTGATCACGCAGGGCGGGACGACGACGGCGTCTGGAACCCTGACTCTTTTGACGCAACTCTCGGACCTGACGCCCGTTCTGGCAACGACCAAGAGCATCTCGTCCATGTCTCTGTCGGGCGGTGTCGTGACGGTCACGACCACTTCCCCTCACGGCTGGACCAATGCTGACGTGATCCCGGTCACGATTGCGGGCGTCACGCCGACCGCCTACAACGGCAACGTCACCGCAACCGTCACCGGCACCTCGACCTTCACCTATCCGCTGGGCGGCTCACCCGGCTCAGTGACCGTTCAGGGAACGGCCATTCTGGGCGCGGTCGCGGAACTGGTGTCGATGGCCACAACGTTCTTCGCCCAAGGCTCCAATGTCCCTGTCTATGTGCTTGAGCTTGGCGAGGGGATTGTCTCGGCTGGCGTCACGGCGCTGTCGTCCTTCATCACCGCCAATCCGGCGCTGATCTATTCGTATCTGGTTCCTCGCGAGTGGGACGCCGCCGCGTCTTTCCTGACCCTGCTGGGGGCGTTCAACACCACCACGTCGAAGACCTATTTCCACATCACCACGACGCTCGGGACCTACTCGAACTACACAACCCTGATGAAGTGCGCCCTGACCACTGTTCAGGCTCCACTGGCTCCGGCGACAGAGTTCACAGCTGCGGCCCAGTTCTGGGTCACGCTGAACTACAACCCAAGCTCCACCAACCGCGTGACGCCGCTGGCGTTCTCCTATGTGCAGGCTGTCACCGCCTATCCGCAGAAGGGCAACGCCGCGACCTTGACGGCGCTGAAGGCTGCGAACGTCGGTTACATCGGCACCGGGGCCGAGGGCGGCATCAGCAACACCGTCCTGTTCTGGGGCCACACCATGGACGGGAACCCGTTCAATTATTGGTATTCGGTCGACTGGGCGCAGATCAACATCGGCCAAGCTCTGGCCAACGCCGTGATCAACGGGTCGAACAACTCGCTGAACCCGCTCTACTACAATCAGCAGGGGATCAATGTCCTTCAGGACGTCGCCACTGCTCAAGTTACCAACGCCGTGACCTACGGTCTGGCCAACGGCACGGTGACGCAGGTGGAATTGCCCGTCGCGGACTTCACGGCCAATCTTCAGGCGGGCCTCTACCTCGGGCAACTTGTGGTCAACGCCGAGCCGTTCCTGATCTACTCGGGCGAGAATCCGAACGACTACGCCATTGGCAAGTATGCGGGCCTCGCCTGCGTCTACACGCCGCTCCGTGGGTTTGAGCAGATCTTGTTCAATCTCAACGTCACCAACTTCATCGCTTAGGGGTCCTGAACCATGGCATCGCCTCAGATCATTCAGGGGACGCTGAACCGGCTTCGGGGCAGCATCACCTTCCCTCAGAACCCGAGCCTCAACATCACGGCATCGTTCCTCGGCGAGGAGGGCATCAACCTCACGCCCGAGGGTGAGATCGTCGAGAACTACGGCACCATGACCGGGACCGTGACCTCGCCCGCGCCCTACCAGATGGTCACGGTCGAAGTCGAACTGCTGAAGACCCAGTCCTTCGCCGACCGCTTCAAGCGCCAGCTTGAGACGCTGGCGACGGTTGGTCCTTTCGTGGTCCGCACCGACGCCTCGACCCTCAGCGCCTACCAGATCCTGAACGGGTCGATCCATAGCGCCTCCCCCGGTCGCCTGAACGGGCGCAACGTCGGCTTCGTGGTCGGACTGCGGGGCTACTATCTGATCAACTCGGCTCTGTATGGTGGCACTTGAAGATCGACCGCAAACTTAATCTTGTCCTGACGGTCGAGCGCGAGGACGGCGGGGAAGCCCACGTCCACGCAACGCCCATCGACATGGAGACGTTCGAGCGTTACTTCCTGACCATCAGCCAGACCTACTCGGAACTGCTGGCCCGTGGCGGGGAATACATGCTCCGGCAGGGCCCGCAGGTAGCCAAGTTCATGCTGCGTCGGGTGGCGGAGAAGGAAGGCAACTGGGACGGCCCGGAGGGCGTCGAGCGCGGCCTGATGGCCGAGATCCGGCGGCTGGCCAACGTCATGGTTCCGACCGAGACCGGCGGCTGGGAGATGGTTCCGCTTCAGGAGGCTCTGGACCGCAAATATTTCGAGCCGTCCGACGCGACCGAGGTCGAAAACGCGATAACTTTTTTTACTGTATGCTGGCATGCGATGCGGAGGCGGGACGCGACGGAAATGCTCCCGACTGTCTTTGGACTTCTCGGCGGGTCGATTACCTCCTCCGATGCTACCGCATTCCTTGGTTCTTTGCCGACGTCGAGAACGGGCGCGAATACTGGCGAGAAGGTGACAGCGTCGTCCATTCCGCGCTAGACTGGCTTGGCGGGGAGGGCTTCTCGACCTTCTCCGAGATGGTTGACGAATTCAGTTTCGGGTCAGCGCTTGAGTTTCGGCAGCGTCACCTGATTGCGGCTCTGGGAGGGCTCACCAAATGGCGATGAAGAAGCCCATTCTGGACATCGACATCAACGACGGCAAGTTCCGTGAGTTCCTCGCTCTTTTCTCCAAGTTCCAGAAGGCCCTCGGATCCATGCCGAAGGCGTGGGGCGCGACCAACGCCGCCATTGAGGACTCTGCCGGGTCGGCGACCAAGCTCACCGAGGAGATGATCGAGCAGAAGCGCCTCTCCGAGGAGCTTGCCGAGATCGAGGACCGTGCCGCCAAGCGCCGCCGCAAGCTGCTGGACGACGAGCACGAGCGGCAGAAGAAGCGCCTCAACGAGATCAAGAACGCCACGCAGCAGGTCGCCTCCGGTCTGCTGGGGGCCGCTGGCAGCTTCACCAAGATGCTGGGCGTGGGCGGGATCCTGTCCGGCCTCGCCGGGGCGGGTGGGTTGTTCGGTTTCGACCGCATGGCGCATGGCGTGTCCGACGCCTACAGGACGTCCACGGGCTACGGTATGAGCCTGTCGAAGATGCAGGCGTTCGACGTCCAGTTCGGGGGCTTGAGCGACACGCACTCGCTGATGCAGGCGACGGCGCAGGCGCAGAACGACCCGAGCCAGAACTACGCCTATGGTCGCCTTGGCATCAACCCGCGTGGGATGGCCAAGGACGAACTCATGATTCAGGTCATGAAGAAGACCGGCGAGCTATGGGAGGGCGTGGGCAAGAACAAGTTGCGCATGCAGGGCTACGGCCTTGAGGGCATTGGCGCAGGCAACTTCGAGGACTGGCAGAACTGGAGCGAGCGCAAGGGCGAGCTTAACCAGCGCATCGCGGCTTATCGTGCAACGTCTGGCGCTGGCATCTCAAACTCGGCGGCGCAAGATTATGCGGAGTTGTCGCGCCAGCTTGAGGAGACGAGCTTCGTCCTGAAGTCCTCTTTCCTTCGAGTGCTGAAGGCAGCGGCTCCTGCCGTTAAGGATTTCTCCAAGTCCTTTGAGACGCTGGTCAAGAAGCTGTCCGACAACGGGACTTTGTCGACTTGGGTCAAGCAACTTTCTGGCGGAATCGAGTGGCTGGCGAAAAAGATTGGCGACCCCAGTTTCCAGCAGTCCATTGCAGACTTTGCAGGCAAGATGATCGACATCGTCGACAAACTGGAAAAGATTCTCGTCAAGATTTTTGGCTGGGTCTTTCCAGACGAGCAAGACCAAGGAGCGCGCAAGCCCGAGAGCGACCGTGACCGTCGCGCCGCTCAAAGCTGGGCCAAGAACAACCCCGGAAACGTCAAAGACAGGCAGGGCAATTTCCGCTCTTTTCACACCGTCGACGAGGGCATCTGGGCGGCTGCGAACCAGTTTGACCGATATGCCAACGATCGCGCATGGAACAGCCTCGGGGCTGACCGAAACACAATCGCCAAGATGATTCGGACATATACTTCCGGGGAGGCCCCCGAGAAACAGAACGCCCACATTCTGGCGGTTTCCAAATATCTCCACACGGATCCGAACCAGCACCTTGATTTCTCGCATACAGCGCGAGGCCTATACAACCTTGCGCGGCTCGCCGAGGCCGAGATGAATCAGGTTGAGGGCTACAAGAAGACGAGTTCCGGACATGTGAATCAGGTGATCTTGGGACACATCAAGATCGAGGACCGGACAGGCGGCGGCGTCGCCATCACCGCCGGTCAAGCGGCAGCGGGCGCGCACTGATGTCACGCTCCGACTTCGCCCTGAGCTACACCAAGTCGCCGATCATCTTCTGCGACGGCATGGCCCAGAACGTGCCGGGCAAGAAGGTCCCGATTGTCGCCGTGACGCAGTCGCTGGAGCAGTCGACGGGCTTTCTTCAGGCGCAGTTCGAGGCGCAGTATGCCGGTCTGGACAACTTTGACGCGGACTTCTACCCGCTCCCCGGCGGAACGCTGGCCGAATATCAGGTCGCGACCTATCCCTTCGCCAACCAGACCGTTGCGGGCAACTCGATCATCAGCCAACCTCTCCATATCTCTATGCTGATGATCGCGCCCGCCAATTCGGTCGGGGCCTACAGCAAGAAGAGCGCCCTGTTCCAGTCGATCAAGTCCGCCGTGACCCTACACTCGCGCCTTGGCGGGACTTACAACGTGGCCACTCCGGCCTACGTCTATACGAACTGCATCCTGACGAGCCTGCGGGACGTCTCTGACGGCGATCCGAAGCGTCCGCAAGAGAAGTGGCAGTGGGACTTCACGCAGCCTCTGCTGACGCTCCAGCAGGCGGCGCAGGCCTACAACGCCATGACCAGCCGCATGGACGGTGGCACGCAACTTCTCCCCGACGCATACGGCTACATCTCGGCTACGGGCGTTGCCGCCAACACAGGCGGCAACCCGACGGCCTCCACCAGCCAGTCCGTGATCGCCGGATCCAAGGGCAACCTCGCTGCGTCCGTGGACGTGCTGAACTTCGACATTCAGTCCGGCGCTCGCGCAAACTTCGCGGGGGGCTAGACCATGGCCACCGTCGTCCCGTTCGCCCCCACGCTGGCCCAGCCGTTCCAGTTCCAGCCGACACTGGACAATCAGGTCTACACCTGCGTCGTCCTGTGGAACGTCGCCGGGCAGCGTTACTATCTCAACTGCTACACGCTGGCCGGGACGCTGGTCTTCAGCCGCGCCATGGTCGGGTCTCCGCCGGACTACGACATCTCGCTCGCGGCGGGCTACTTCTCGACCGTCTTGGTCTATCGTCAGGCGAGCAACCAGTTCGAGGTCTTCTAGGGTGCGCTACTACCGCCTTGAGATCTTCTCCGCGACCGGAGCCGTCACGACCGCGACAGTCGGAACGGACGCCGCCGGAAACGTCTTCACGACGCCGACTTCTGCGTCTTCGACCTCAACCGCTCCGGAACTGGTCTTCACCTCCTACCCTAACGGACAAGTGGACCTGAACGCGGCGGACATCGAGTTCGACATCACAGTCGGCCTCGCGTCCGTTCCGGTCGGCGTGGCCATGATCAAGGTCAAGGGCGTCTCCCTCCAGCAGGTGGCGCAGGCGTCCGACTTCAACAACAAGACGGTCAAGTTCTTCGCGGGCATGTCGGCGGGCCTGCCGCTCGCCAATCCGAACCAAGCCGGGCTGATCCTTGAGGGCAAGATCATCTCGGCTTTCGGAAACTGGATCGGCAACGAGCAGTGGATTGAGTTCTACGTCGTGGCCGTTGAGGTCCCGGACAGCACCAACGTCAACATCACGCTGAACTGGAAGAAGGGGCAGTCGCTGAAGGAGGCGCTGACCAAGACCCTCGGCGTGGCCTTTCCCAACTACACGCCCCAGATCAACATCAGCAGCAAGGTCGTTCTGGCACAGGACGAGCCGGGCTTCTTTCGGTCTGTCTCGACCTTCGCCTACTATCTTCAGACCATGTCCAAGGCAGTCATCGACAACAAGGACTATCAGGGTATCGACATCCTGTTCACCGAGAAGACGGTGATCGTCAACGACGCCACGGTCAAGAGCACACCAAAGGACATCGACTTCCGAGACCTGATCGGCCAGCCGACGTGGCTCTCTCCGGGAGAGATTCAGGTGACCACGGTGCTGCGCGCCGACATCCACCCCTACACGTTCTTCACGCTCCCGCGCACTCAGATCACCTACAGCCCGTCGAACGTTCAGGTTCCGGCGGACAAGTCTGTCTTTCAGGGGACGTTTGTCGTCAAGCAGGTGCGCCATCTCGGCAGCTTCAGGCAGGCGGACGGCATGTCGTGGATCACCACCATTGACGCCGCACCAGACAACTATGTGGAGCCGAGCTAACCATGGCCGACTACACAAAGAAGCCGATAGGCCGCAGCCTCAACAAGGTCGCTGAGAACGCCGCTCGCGAGGCAATCAGCCTTACGGGCCGCGCTCTGCCCTGCACCATCGCCAAGGTCGTCAGTTCCGGGATCGTCACGGTCAACTTCGAGGTCAACGCCGCGCCGTTCACCTTGCCGCAGGTCACGGTCCCCATCGTCGGATCCGAGTATGTGCGCCTGCCCCTGCGGGTCGGCGACAAGGGCATGGTCATCTCGGCGGACGTCCGCCTCGGCGGGATCACCGGCCTTGGCGCTGGCGTCCCCGACCTCACGCGCCCGGCCAATCTGGCGGCGCTGGCGTTTGTCTATCTCGGCAGCACAGAGTGGACGACGCCGGACGACGCCAACGCGGTCGTGGTTTACGGACCCAATGGCGTGGTCCTGCGCGATACAGCCTCGACGCACAAGCTCACGGTCAACTCGACGCACGTCGATGTCGATGGTAATCTGATCGTCAACGGCAACAAGTTCGCGGCCTTCGGCGGATCTCCGGCCACCAAGCAGACTATCACCGGGGCGCTCTCGGCGGTTACGGATGGAAACGCCAAGGCCGTTCTGACCTCAATCATCGCCATGCTGACTGCCAACTCTCTTGCCAGCAACGGGACAACCTGATGCGGACCTACGGGCGGATCACCAACGCGGACGGAAGCAAGTCGTGGGTCGAGGTCACAACCGACGCCTCCGGCAACAACGACTTCGTCTGGTTGGTGACGCTGATCCAGTGCCTTCTGCTGAACCGGGGCGAGAGCCCATTCTATGCCGATCACGGCATCCCCTCGCAGCAGGCGGTCATTCAGCAGATTTTCCCCGATTTTTATGTTACACTCACCCAACAGCAGTTCGCGCCGTATTTCGCCTCGTTGTCCGTGACCAAGATCTCCGGGACGTCTCCGGCCTACCGGATCTCGCTCACGACGCAGCAGGGCGTCAGCGCAACAGAATATGTGCCGGTCCCGCAATGAGCATCCCCGTCGTTCTGACCTCTGCCGGAAGAACCAACCAGACGCCAGCGGCTCTGCGCGCCCAACTGGTGGCGCTGGTGGCTGCGACCAACCCCGGTTACACGTCTGAACTCCCCGGTTCGCTGATCGAGGACGTTGCCAGCACCGACACCGGGTCGCTGGTCCTGATCGACCAGTTCGTGACAGAACTGATCAATAGCCTGACGCCCTATGGCGCGAACGCCTTCATTCTGGCGGAGCTTGGCGCGATCTACGGCGTCCAGATCGGGGCCAACGTCAACACGTCGGTCTATGTCACCTTCACAGGAACTGTCGGCTTCGTCATCTCCCCCGGCTTCACGGTTTCGGACGGAACCTACCAGTATATCGTGCAGGACGGGGGGATCATCGGCTCTGGCGGCACGTCGTCCCCGCTCTATGCCGTGGCCACCACCGCCGGAACATGGGCCGTGCCTGTTGGGACCGTGACGCAACTGGTGACTTCGGTTCCGGGGGCGATCACACTCTCCGTGACGAACCTGTCGACCGGAACGCCGTCGTCCGGGGCCGAGACAGAAGAGAGCTACCGCGCCCGCGTGCTTCAGGCCGGACTGGCCGCATCCACGGGCATGGCGACTTATCTCAAGACCCTCCTGTCCAACGTCTCCGGGGTGCAGCCACGCCTCGTGGCAGTGCAACAGCAGAGCACGGGCGGGTGGGAAGTGATCGTCGGCGGCGGCGACCCCTACGAGGTGGCTAACGCCATATGGCGGGCGATCTTCGACATCTCCACGCTGGTCGGCTCCTCCATGAACGTCACCGGCATCACGAAGGCCAATCCGGGCGTTGTGACCACGGACAAGAACCACAACTACACCACCGGCCAGACGATCCAGATGAACGGCGTCGTGGGCATGACGACAGTCAACGGGGTGAACTACACCGCGACCGTGATCTCCCCGACCACATTCTCCATCGGCGTCAACACCTCCGGCTACACGACCTATGTCTCGGGCGGTGTCGTCACGCCCAACGCCCGCAACATCACCGTGAACATCAAGGACTCGCCGGACACCTACACCATCCCCTTCGTGAACCCGCCCCAGCAGACGGTCTCCATGGTAGTGACGTGGAACACGATAGCGACGAACGTCGTCTCGCCTGCCGCCGTCTCGCAATTGGCGATCCCGGCGCTGGTGGACTACGTGAACTCCGTCTATGTGGGCCAGCCGATCAACCTGTTTGAGCTTCAGGCGACGTTCCAGCAGGCCGTGGCCCACATCATCCCGACCGCGCTCCTGACCCGGATGGTCTTCACCGTCTCGATCAACGGCATCGTCACCGCACCGCTGGCAGGCACCGGGGAGATCATCGGAGACCCGGAGAGCTTCTTCGAGACCAACACATCTCTGATCACGGTGTCTCAGGGATGACCGATAACACCATCAGATGGGACGGGACCAACGGCCTCTACATCACGTGGGCGGGCAGCAACACGCGCCCCATCACGTGGGCCGGAAAGATCACGGACGTTCCGCCTTTCCCCCCTGCCAAGAACCCGGTCATTGGCAAGGCGATCCTGTCATATCTCTATGTCCAGTATAACGATGACGACAACCTTCAAGCCTTCGCCGACGCCTACAACGAACTGGCGCAGCAGTATGTCGACTTCCTGACCTCGCTGAACCTGCCGGTCTACACAAACCCGAACGTTTCCGGGACGCTTCTGGACTGGGTGGCAGAAGGGCTCTATGGCGTCGAGCGCCCCAGCCTGCCCTCGGACCTGACGACCCAGATCGCGGCCATCAACACGTTCGAGATCAACAAACTGAAGTTTCCGATCAACGCCCTGATCCCAGCCAAGGCTCCGACCTACTATCTGACCACGGACGACGTGTTCCGGCGCATCATCACGTGGAATTTCAGCAAGACGGACGGGCGCTATTTCTGCATCAAGTGGCTGAAGCGGCGGGTCATGCAGTTCCTCTATGGCACGGACGGCGTCAACCTGCTGATCGACAACACCTATCCGGTTTCTGTCACGTTCGGATCGCACCCCGTCGTGAACATCACAGTTCCCTCCACGCTCCAGTCGCCTATACTGAAGGCCGCGATTGAGAGTCGTGCTCTGGAGCTTCCCTTCCAATATCAATATCATGTGCAGGTGACTCCATGAGCACGATCAAGTTCGCCGACAATGCCTCTTCGACGCTCAGTGCGTCGATCACCAACGCAGCGACGACCGCCGTGCTGGCCTCCGGGACCGGGGCGCTTTTCCCGACGCTGGGGGCGGGCGAGGTCTTCAAGGCCACGTTCACAGACGCCGCAACCCAGCTTCTGCGGGAGATTGTCACCATCACCGCCATTGCGGGCGACACGGTGACGATGGTCCGGGGTCAGGAGGGAACGACCGCACTGGCGTGGACCACAGGCGACTACTTCGTCAACCAAGTGACCGCCGGGACGCTGGACACCTTTCTTCAGGCCGGGTCCACCGTGGTCAACACCTTCAACACCCGCAGCGGCGCGGTGACACTGACCAGTTCGGATGTGACCACGGCGCTCTCCGCCAATGCTCTGGCCAACAGCAAGCTGGCGCAAATGCCAGCCTACACCGTCAAAGGCAACAACGCCGGCTCCACCGCCAATGCGGCGGACCTCTCAGTCACGCAATTGCAGACGCTCCTCAGCGTCACCTCGACGCTTGGCTCTCCGCTGGTCTTCAACGTGGCCGGGGCCATTGTTCAGGTCGCGAACGCCACGACCTCGGGCGGTGGCAGCATCGCCCTGACGTTCCCCGTCACCTTTCCGACAGCCTGCATCGGGTTTGTGGCGACAGCGAACACCACCACCAACGGCTTCCTGATTACGAGAGGAACGCTTGGCGCGGCGGGGCTCACCGCCTACAGTTGGTTTGCAAACACCAGCGCCGCGTCCAGCGTTCCCTTCTCCTACGTCGCGATTGGATACTGACCCATGGCAAGATACTACTCCCCATCGACCAAGGGCTTCTACGACACAAAGATCAACGGCGAGCTTCGCGTCCCCTCGGACGAGGACCCGCGTGTGCTGGTCGTCAACCCCGAGTGCTCGATCCCGACCGACGCTCTGGCCATCACCGACGAGGCGTGGCTTGCTCTCATGATCGGCCAGTCCGAGGGTCACGCGATCCTGCACGACGGCGTCGGTCTCCCAACAAGTGAAGGACAAGTCTGATGGTTGGATATCCCAACGACCAAGGCAACCCGGCGGGGGCCATTCCGGTTCGCGTCACCAATGGAAGTGGCGGCGGTGGCGGACCCCCGGCGAGCGCGACGCCCAAAGGCTTCCAGCAGATTGCCGCAGCGACACTGGCCACGGCCACGACCCTGACCGTTCCGGCGGGCGCGACCTCGGCAGTGGTGCAGGCCGAGACGGGGGACGTCCGCTGGCGCGACGACGCCGTGGCCCCGACCGGGACCGTGGGAGTCATCCTCTACGGCGGGGGCCAGTCGATGTATCTCAGCGGCTCAATGACCGCCATTCAGTTCATCGCCTCGTCCGGGGCTGCTCCAATCCTCAACGTGAGCTATTACGCATGAAAAAGTCAGAAATTTTTCTCATCGGGCTGGTCTGCGTGGTCGGCCTCGCGGGCGCAGCCAAGGCGGCGAGCCTCGTCACCATTGCGAGCACACCGTCCTCGGACGGTTCGGCAAGCATCACGTTCAGCGGGTCCGCCGTCCAGTTGTTCGGCGGCGCTGTCCCTCTGACCGGATACAAGGTGGCCCTGACCTCAGCGACACAATCCTCCACGCCCTGCTGGGTGAGCGATTCCACGTCGACGCCGTCCGCCACGACGACCGGCTCTTATCCGGTCTTCTTTCAGGGACAATACTCGACCGAGGTCGGAGAAAAGCCCATCGGTCCAGTCTACATCTGGTGTCCTGCCGGGACCGTCATTGTCTCCGCGAAGAAGTGGTGAGCGCCATGTTTCGTAAATTCATCGCGGCGCTGGCCGCTTGCCTGATCGCAGCGCCTGCTTTTGCGGGGGCGGTAAATCCACCGACCATAGTTCCAACGCTCCGCAACGCGATTCAAAGCCTTGCGGCCAACGCGGCTGCTGGAAACCTTCTGACCAATCCCATCAGCGCATCGGCTGCAACCATCACGTCCCCCGGATCTGCCGCATCGACGACCGGCCTTACTGACTTGCTTCCGGGGACCAATGGTTTTGGCGGGACGATCACCGGAACGACAGTGGCAGGAAGTAGCGTTGTCACATCGACGTCGGCAGTATCTGGCGGGGCCACATCAACTTGGCAGGTCGGAGGCTATCTGGCCGAAACGGGGACAAATGATGCTTATCCAACACACGTGACGCCGGGCTCACAGATCGTTTCCGTAAACGCTGGCGCGAACACTCTTACTATGTCGAAGCCAGCTTTGCTGTCAGGATCGGCGGTGCCGATTGGATATTTCCCCGCGAGCATCAAGATTGTCGGGGGTTATGCGGGGAATTATGGTTCGACGTTTTCGCCTGCATCGGGAACGCGCACCAGCGCCTCCCCTGCCCAGTCATACGTTCCGTTCGCTTTAGAATTTATGACTGACGCGGCGAATTTCTCGACCGCTACGCCTGCAATTGTCATGACGATTGTCGGAAATCAGACCCCATTGGCGTATCGGGTTGCCGTCGACGACGTATATCAGACGGCCAATTATGTTTTGATCAACACTGGATCAAACCAGATCACAATTCAGTTCGCTACGGCTGGTGTTCACAAGGTCAGGATTGAGCAAACCGCAGGCGTTCGCGTATCCCATCTCTATTTGACGACCAATGCCAAGATTTGGCAACCGCCAAAAAATGGATATTCGGTCAATGCCGCTATGTTTGCCGATAGCTTCTTTAATTCTGGATATACAGGCTCGTGGGGGATGCATAACATCGCAAACCAAGTCTGCATTCTTTTAGGCTGGAATTGTTTTGCCCCAGCAGTGAACGGCACGGGCTATATTGCCACGGGCGGAACAAGTTATGCTTGGACGGATGCGCGCCGCATTGCCGACATAACGCGGATTCCACCTGACGTTATAGTGCTGTTTGGGAGCGTTAACGACAGTGGTCAGACTTCTAACGCGGAACAAACTGCCGCCGCGTCGGTTTACAGTCAGATTCGAGCGATTTATCCAACCATCCCAATCTTTGTTTTTGGCGTGCCAAATACCAAAACCGTCAGCACGTCGGCGGCGACTTTGGAGACCGGGATTGCGGCGGCTGTAGCGGCAAGCCAGGCAGCGGGCGACAACAATATTTGGTTTTTCCCGATTACCAACGACCCGGCTGGCGCTTGGATTACAAAAGATGTCACCACGGATTTTGCTGGCGGTGGATACACAAGCTATTGTGCAGCCAGCTCTGCGACAATTTCCGGCGCCACCCTGACCATTAACACCATGACTACAGGGACCGTGTTGCCCTATTCGACTGTAACCCTAACAGGGGGCGCGACCGGAGTAGTGCAGCCCTACGGCACATCGTCTACGACGGGAACAGGCCAAACCGGCACTTATGCGCTCACGGGAAATTCGGGTTCAGGCACGGCGGTTGCGACCACGGCGTGTGGAGACAGCACGCATCCGGCTGACAATTTCGGCAACGCAAACGGACCCGAGTATTACGCCAAGAGAATGAAGGCGTTGATTCTCAGTGTCGTGAGCAGCCTAGACCAGTGACCCTGAACGCCCCGGCCTAACCCGCCGGGGCGACCTTTCCAAACATCGAAAGATACCCCATGACCAGCGTTCCCTACACTTTCGCAGACCAAGGCGGAACGACGGTTCCGGCGGCGGAACTCGACTATAACTTCACGACGCTGGCCATCAACTCGGCAGATACGAACCTGTCGAACGTGTCCGCCGCGACGGGCTACAAGAACCTCGTCACCGCTCTGGGCGGTGGCTCCGCCCTTACTGGCACCGAGTCTGTGGGCATCATTCAGGGCGGCGTGGCCGTTCAGGTGCAGGCCTCCTATCTCGCGACCGCCGCCCTGTTCAACGGGACGCTTCCGGTCTCCAAGGGCGGCACCGGGGCCACCACCCTGACCGGCTACGTGTCGGGCAGCGGGACCGGCGCTCTGACGGCTTCGGCAACCATCCCGACGTCGGCGCTCACAGGCACGTTCCCGGCGGGCTCGATCTCCGGGACACTGGCCGTGGCCAATGGCGGGACGGGCGTCGCAACCTCGACCGGCACTGGCGCGGCGGTGCTGAACAATGCCCCGGCCCTGACGTCGCCCTCGATCTCGTCGGGCGCATCTTTCAACGGCTCATCGTCCGGAGCCGTCGTCGTCCGCTCCGCCGCCACCACGGCGAATTACAACCTCACCCTCCCCGCCAGCGCGGGAACCAACGGTTATGTCCTCGCCACGGACGGGTCAGGGACCACGTCTTGGATTGCCAACACGGGCGCGGGCGGCACCGTCACCAGCGTCAACATCGCCGTTGGTGCAACCGGCCTGACAGCCACGGGCGGACCCATCACCGGGTCCGGATCCATCACGCTGGGCGGGGTGCTGGTCCCGACGAACGGCGGCACCGGGGCCGCGACCTTGACCGGCTATGTCTACGGCAATGGCACGTCAACGATGACGGCCAGCACGACGATCCCGACCTCGGCCTTGTCCGGGACGTTTCCCGCCGGTTCGATCTCCGGCACGCTGGGCGTCGCAAACGGCGGCACCGGCCTGACGACCCTGACCGGCGTCGCCTACGGCAACGGGTCCTCGGCCATGTCGGCGGCGACCGCAGCCCAGATCGTCGCGGTCATTGGCTCAACGCCTGTCGCCAACGCCACGCTTGCAACGTCAGCCAACGGCCTCACCGGCACCTTCCCCGCCGGGTCTCTTTCCGGCACGGTGAGCGTCGCCAACGGCGGCACGGGCGCTACGACCCTGACCGGATTGGTCTATGGCAACGGGACCTCTGCCATGTCGGCGGCGACCGCCGCGCAGGTCGTCGCTGTCATTGGCTCCACGGCAGTCACGAGCGCGACGACAGCCAGCGCCCTGAACACCGGCAACAACTATCAGGTCAACAGCATTGGTGTCGGCGGCTCGGCCCCCGGCACAGCCGGGCAGGGAGAATTCTACGGAGACGCCTTCTTTGCGTCGTCCTACAACCCGACCAGCACGCTCTCCATCGGCTTCCGGGGTCTGCCCCAGAATAGCCAGTCGATAGCCTATCCTTGCGTGCTGTCCGACGCGGGCAAGCACATCCGCCTGACCGGCACCGGCGGCGCAAGCGTCCCCGGCAACGGCACGGTGGCCTATCCCATCGGAACGACGCTGACCTTCGTCAACACCAACGCTCTGGCCGTTCCGATCACCGTCACTGACACCACGACGTTGGCGAATACCGCACTGACCGGAAGCCGGACGCTGGCCAGCTACGGCTTGGCGACGGCGCTCAAGATCGGCACGACGGAATGGATCATCTCCGGTGCGGGGCTGACCTGATGTCAGCCTCCGCAGCCGCAATGATGATGTCCGCAGGCGGCAACCTGCTGACCCGCTCCTACACGGGCAGCGGAACCGAGACCATTCCGACAGGCGCTACGTCCGTCAACATCCAGATCTGGGGAGGCGGCGGAGGCGGCGGATATGGGTCGACTAGCGCCCTGACCGATCCCGGCGCGGGCGGCGCGGGCGGCGGATATTCCCAGAAGACCTTGGCGATCTCCTCCGCGAACTGGGGGCAGACGTTCACCTACTCGGCAGGGGCCGTTGGACTTGGTGCGGTTCATCTGTCGACAGCGGCAACGGCAGGCGGTGCATCCGCCGTTGCCAACGGCACCTTTCCGACAACGACGTCCATGACAGCAAACGGCGGCGGTTACGGTCAAAACGGCAACGGATCCGGAACTGCCCTGTCCGGACTTGGTGGCACGGCGACAGGCGGCGACGTCAACATCAAAGGCCACCCGCAAACACAATACGAATATGCCTCTCAGTCCTATGGGGGCGCGTCCCCGAACGGCGGCGGGGTCCAGACGGCCTTCAGCACTGCCGGGGCCTCTCCCGGCGGCGGCGGCGGCGGCGGGAACTATTCCCCGTCCTATTCGTCCGGCGGCAATGGGGCGTCGGGCGTTGTTGTGTTCAGCTACATCACCGTTCCGACGTTCACGCCCGTCACCCGCACCTACACTCCGGGATCACCGGGGACGGGGACAGAGACGATTCCGTCCGGCGCATCGACCCTTCTCATTGAAATGTGGGGATCCGGCGGCGGTGGTGGCAAGGGCGACAACGCGGGCGGCAACCCCGGCGGTGGTGGCGGTGGCGGCGCATACTGCGCAAGAACGGTCTCTGTCGCTGGGCAGGCCGGGGCGACCTTCACCTACGCGGTCGGATCCGGCGGTGCAGGCGGGGCCATCGGCTCCACGACCGGCGGGACGGGAACGGCCTCCACGACAGCGAACGGCACCTATCCCACGTCGACCAGCATGTCCGCTGGCGGCGGGCTTGGTGGCGCACCGGGCGCAACGACCGGCAACCAAGGCGACGGCGGAAGCGCCACGGGCGGGACGACAAACACCCACGGGACGGGACTCGGTGGCACCATCCCCGATGGCGCAGCAGGTCCGCCCCCCGGCGGCGGCGCGACGCAGACCACGGCGGGTGCAGCAGGCAACCCTCCCGGCGGCGGTGGTGCTGGTGGCAACGTATCCGGAGGCAACGGCGGTGCTGGTGCTGGCGGACAGGTGAAATTCAGCTATACTTAAACTTACCCTGAAAGGGCATCTTTATGAAAACGCTTCTCGCCACTCTCCTCGCGCTCTCGCTGGCAGCGTGCAGTCGCGTCCCGCACAAGGACGCTCCGGCAGGCCTGAGTAAGCCTGCGGACGTCGGACCCGCTCAGACTCGATAGGAGGGAAGACCGCGATGCTGGCCTCCCCAACGCCGAGGATAGACGCATTCCTTGAGACCCGAGCGCCCGCTTATGGTCGCCACCTTTCATTGGCCATTCAGAAGCTGGAGTCGAAAACAATGAATGACCGTCCGAACCTCCCGCCCAATGACGCGGCGCTGGAGCTCTTGCGCGAGTCGCTCACAGAGCAGAGGGCCATCAGGGGGGACGTGACCGGCATCAAGGAAGATCTGGGCGAGATCCGAGGCATGGACCTCAAAGGACGCTTTGAGAAGGTCGACAAGGTCCACGCTCAACTGGCCGAGGACATTCGCAAGGTGTCGGCTGACGTCAGCGCCGTCAAGACCGAGATCGTGGTCATCAAGACCGCGTCCGAGCCGGGAAAGTTCTTCGTGAAGGAGGGCCTGAAGGCGTCGCTGATGGCAGTCCTCGCCGCCATCGTCGGATGGGTCGCAGGCCACAGCGGGGAACTTCCCCCGCATCACTGAGAGGGTGAACCATGAAGATCGAGTCTGAGCTTCTCTCCGGGCAGGTGGTGGTGGCGCTGGCCATCACCCTCGCCCTTGTCATTCTTGGGGGGCTGCTGGTCGTGGCCGGGATCCTGACCCACAACATCGCCGTGGCCATGTCTGCGGTCGGCCCGATCATCGGATCGCTGGCCACAGCCCTGAACGCGCCGACCGGCATCAGCAACGCCCTGAAGGCCAACAAGCCCGACGCGGATCCGCCCAAGGGTGACGCCGCATGACCGATCAGGACTTGCTGACCCTGTGCGCCTTCGAGGAGGCCAACGGCGAGATCGACGACGGCATCGCCGCTGTCGTCTATGTCATCCTTGAGCGCATGCGCCTCAAATTCCAATCGGACGGAACCATCCCCGGCACGGTGCTCAGGCACAACCAGTTCAGTTGGGTTGAGTGGGCCATGGTCGACGGGCGCTACACCCGCGTCGCCACGACGCCCGACCAGATCAGCGCCCGCGTCGAGAGTCTGCTGGCCACGGCCAAGAGTTACACCAAGGCGTGGGCGCGCTGTTGTGGTATTGTGGAGCAGGTTCAGGACGGCGTCTATGCTGGGCCTCTGTTTGCCAAGCTGGAGCCGGGGACGGTCAACTATCTCAACCCGGCGATCTCGCACACGGCGTGGGCGACGCCGGACAAACTGGTCTGCGCCATAGGACACCACAATTTCTATCGAGCTTGAGGAGAGCACAATGGCCATCATCAACGACGCCCTGAAGGGCAAGATTAGCTGGGAGACCGCCGCCGTCCAGATTGGGAACTGGTTTCAGCAGGTCGCCGGGCGTTCCATGACCGACCCGGTCGTCTCGCAAGCGGTCAACGCCCTTCAGACCGACGTCAAGCAAGGGGTGTCCAACGCTCTGGCTCTGGCGGACACTGAAATGGGCGTGCATCTGGCGGACGCAACCGCAACAATCGAAACGGCGGCGGACGCCATGCTAACCCGGCTCCTTGGTCCTGCGGCCATTGGCGCGGTCCCCATCGTCAATGCCGGGATCGAGACAGCCATGGGCGTGCTTCACTCCGCTCTCCACGCCAAGGAACTGGAGTGGAAGTCCAAGCTGACCTCGCCCACGACCCCGGCGGCGACAAAGTGATCTGGCTGGCGCTCGCGTTGTGGACCTCCCCGGACGGGAGGTCCATGGACCAACTGATCGCCGCCCACGTCCTGCCGGACCCTGCGGTGAAGCCGGGCGTGCTCAATCCCGCCGTCACGGACGGGACGATCAGGGCGACGATCTGCGTCCACGGGTGGACGGCCACGGTCCGGCCTCCGGCGTCTGTGACCGACAGGATGAAGGCCAAGGACACGCCTGCCGGTCACGTCCCGGCAGGCGGCGAGGAGGATCACCTGATCTCGATTGAGGATGGCGGATCGCCCACGGACCCGAAGAACCTCTGGTGGATGGTCTACGACGACCACTACGGGGCGAGGGTGAAGGACGTTCTGGAGACCCGGCTCCACCGACTGGTCTGCTCCGGGACAATCTCGCTCGACGACGCTCGGACCGCACTGGTCCCGAACTGGCTGGAAGGCTACGAGCGATATGTGGGAATGCTTCCGAAATGAAACCTTCCGTGATTCCTGCCGCTGCTCTGCTGGCAATCTCGCTCGTGCTCCTTGGCGCTGCGGGCGCGTCGTGGTGGGACAGTCGCCCGGCGGGTGAGCCCAGCATTTCGTTTTGGTTCGTCCGCTGGACCGCGCCGGACAGTTTGTTGGCGCAGAGGGACAAAGCAAGATCAGATCTTGCTTTGTCCCTCGCCAACGAACGCCAACTGTCCTCGGCTCTGGACGCCCAGAACGCCGCTCTGGCCGATATTTCGGCCAAAGGGGAGATTGCACGGGAGAGGGCCGAAACCGCCGTGGCGCGCTACCGTAGCGAACTGGCGACGGCATCTGCGGCAAAACTCCCCACAACGGGGCCGGAGTGTTTTTCCGACGACGAGGCGTTCATCGCCTACCTGAAGGAGATCCAACCATGAGAGCTTGGACCGCGCTGATCTTGGCCCTTGGTCTTGCGTCCTGCGGCAAGTCGATCCCGATCGTCGAGATTCACGAGGTCAAGATCCCCATCGCCGTGGACTGCGTCCCGAAGGACCTCCCGGCCCGGCCCGTGCTGGAGGACGAACCCGGCGCACTGTTGGCCGCTCAAAACGCTGCGGGCCGCGCCCGACTTTTGGAGAAGGGCTACGGGCCGCGTCGTGCGCGCCTGAACCTGCTTGAAGACGTCGTCTCTTCGTGTCAGACTGGACGTCCCTAGCGGGGGTCACCTGACTTAAAGCCCGGAGAAGCAAAACTGCTCCTCCGGGCTTTCTCTTAAGCAAGGTCGACGGCGGACCAGAAGTCCTTGCGCTTGGAATCGACGATCATCTCGGGCTGACGCCCCATCGCCTTGTCCTCTGCGTTCCACTTGTCCGCGAGCTTGGCCATCTGCTGGAAGCTGTAAGCGGTGTTCTCGGACCGCCCGTTCTTGCCCTTCCGCCAGACCTGAAGGAACGGCAGGAGCACCACGCCTCGCGCCCGGTTGATCGCGAAGAACCGCTCCTTGTGGGCGGGGGTGCAGAACACCTTGCGCCCGGAGCAGGTCTCGAACTGAACGCTGCACTGGGGGCAGACACGCTTGGCTTTGAATTTCTGGGCCATCTCGGCTCTCCTCAGTTGCTACCAGCAGCAACCAAGGAGAACCTAGACCGTGTTACACGACGCGTCAAATTCTTTCTTTGGCATCGTCCACGCCCGCGCACCATGCGGCGTGGGCCACGGTGTTAAGTGGGTAGGGAGAGGCCTGAAGAGGCTTCTCCCTACCCAACCGATAAGCGGCATGCGCCGCCCCCGTCTGGCGGGGGCTTTCTTCTGGTTTGACCAGTCTGAAATAGTCGTAGATGGCTTTCAGTTCGTCCGAAAACATGTCGTCCCAGCCCTTCAGGATTTCGAGGATCCGCCGCCCCTGTCGTCGAGCGTAACGGTCCGTGCTGCGGTCGGCCAGATCACGGGCAATGATTTCGATGCGGTTGATCATCCGACGAACCCCAAGGTTTGCTGTGAGCGGGTGTAGGCGACATAGGCCAGATTGCCCTCTTGGGCCAGTTGCCAAGGCTGTCTGGCGGCTTTGGACGGGCAACGCAGGCTGTGCTCCCAGAGATAGACCCGAGGCCACTCACGGCCCTTGGAGCGGTGATAGGTGGCGAGCGTCAGAACGCCCTTGGCCCCATCAGCGAACAAGGCGTCGATGAAGTCGTTGACGTCGGCGACCATCGTGAGACCCCGGAGGATGCACTCGTTGCAGATCGCCTCGACCGTGGACACCCGGTCCTCGACCTCCTCGACCTTGGAGTCGTTGCCCTTGGCCATGGCCTTCTGGATCTCTCGCTCGCGGTAGTCTTCCAGTTTGTCGAGGAAGGCCGCAATCGTCTTGACCTTCCAGCGCCCGGTCAGGGCCTTAAGGCCGTCACCGATGTTGCGGCCTTCGACCTTGCAAGGCGTCCCGGCCCTGATCAGCTTGTAGGCCAGTTCGATCAGGGGTGCGGTGTTGCGGCACAGGATCGCGTCCGTGGGCTGAAGGTCGTCCGGGAGCTTGTCGAGGTAGAGCACTTCGCCTTCCGGGGCCGTAGGCGCGGCCATGATGTCCGGAACCAGCCCTTGGGCCAGCCGGACCACCGCCTTGGGGCAACGCCACGTCACGGACAGGGGAAGTTCCTTGGCCCCCAGCGCCGCGATCATGTTCGGCAGAGCCTCGGCGTCCGCGCCGGAGAACCCGTAGATCGCTTGCGCCGGATCCCCGACCACGATCATGCGCCCGGTCTTGGGCTTCAGGAACTTCCGGGCCAGCGCCTGACGGCTGGGGCTCAGGTCCTGCGCCTCGTCAAGGAAGATGTAGTCCTTGCCGTAGCGGACCCGCATGTTCTTGATCAACGGGAACAGGATCATGTCGTCGAAGTCGATCACGTTGGTCTGGGCGAGAGACGCCCGGTAGATCTTCTGGGCGGCGTCGACGACCATGTCCGCGTCGCTCGTGTCGTCCAGACCGTTGACGTCGAAGTGGTCGGCCAATTCATGCCACACGCCCACGTCCCCGATCGGTTTGTCATTGAAGAAGCCGACCCCAGCTTGCTTGGCGTAGCGGACTAGCGCCGCGATCTGGGAGCGATACTGGTCGAAGACGTCCTCGTTCTGGAGGTCGATCAGGTCGAGCACCTTCTTGTCGTTGATCTTGGGCGGGACCGGATACTTCAGGAGGCCGAACCCCATGGAGTGAAGCGTGGCAGCCTGAACCTTTTGCCAGTTCGTGTGGCCCGCTTTCTTGAGCTTCTCGCCCACTTCGTCGGCGATGGCCTTGTTGTAGGCGCAGACGACGATCTCGGCCTGCGGGGAGTTTTTGACGATCTCGTCCACTGCGATCAGGATCGTCGAGGTCTTGCCGCATCCTGCGCGGGCGACCAGCGCCAGATGACTGGTGGTCGTGACCAGTTCCTTGAGGAAGGCGTCTTGCTGGGGGGTGTTCTTCATGTCGATCTCCATCGAAGGCGGACCGGCTTCGCACCGGCAAGGAACAGTGTCACGTTTGAGAAAGAAAGGAAAGCGTTATTTCAGGGCCTCGATGTAGGTCTCGACCCGTTCGAGGATCTCCGGCCACGAGCGGGCGTAGTGGTCCCCGGCGTATGGGTCGGCTTCGCTGTCCTCGAAGGACGGGTGGCTCACATACCACGGCTTGGAGTCCAGATCCGTGTGACGCTCGATCTCGACGCCGTGGAGCTTGGCCAGTCGCTTGGCCTTGGCTTTCGCAGGATCCGCCTTGGCTTTGGGCGGCGGGGAGAAGTCCTTGGCCGGGCCGACTTGGGTGATCTCGTAGACTTCATCGACCCTAGCCCGGCGGTGCGGGGCGTCCTTCAGGCCGACGATCTGGCCGGTGATCCCGCAGGCATATTGGAATCCTTGGACGACCAACCAGTGACCCCCGGCTGCGATCAGCCAGACCTTGCCGCCGCGCGTGGCCTTGGTGGCCTCCAGCCACTGGGTCAGGGTCTTGCGCCCGGCGTGGACGTAGACCCCGTGCATCCGCATGGAGTAGCCCAGCATCCGCAGGCCCTTGGCCATGTCGAAGGAGGCGGTTCCCATGATGGACCGCTTGCCGCTGACCAGCTTCAGGATCCCGGCGGCGTGGCCGGTGTCGATCCCGGCGATGATGGACAGGGCGGCGGGGCCGCACCATCTGTTGTGGCCCTTCTCGGGCTTGATGACGGGGCCGATTTTCATTCGTCGTCTTCCTCCGCGCTCCACTCTCCGCGCTCGATGGCTTCGGCCTTCTCGGCCTTGGCCAGTTCTTCGTTCCGGCGGACCGTCTCCTGCTCTCGCTCCCACTTGGCGGCGAGCCGGGCTTGAAGGATCGGATCCGCCATGTCCCGGTCATATTGAGCCGCTCGCTTCGCGGCCTCCTCTTCGAGGAACTTTTCAATGTCGTCCATACGAACTCTCCCGCCGGTCTCTCACCGGCAACTGAAGATTAGGGGATATCCGCCTTGGCGTCAATCCCTTTCTTTTTACACAATCCAATCTTTGTAGCCGTCCGCCGTGATCGCCGTGGCCATGTTCATCTTGGCCCGGAGCGCGGAGATCATTTTCTCCTCAACCGTGTCCCGGACGATCAGGTCCACATAGGCCACCGGGTCGACCTTGCCGACCGCCTGCGGGCGCTCCTCGGACTGGAGGCGGTGCTCTAGGTCGGCGCTGTTGCTGTAATAGACCACGAGGCTGGAATTGGTCCACGTCCGCCCGCGCCCACCAGCGGCGGCGGTTGCGACCATGAACCGGCACGAGGGAAGCTGAAGAAAGTTTTTTTCTTCAGCTTCCCTCGTCTTGGTATTCCCACCCCAGAACCGGGCCACGGACCCTTCGCCGTAACGCTTCTCAAGCGCCGCCGCGACCTTGGCGATGTCGTGACCGTAGGAGCACCAGATGATGGCCTTGCCGTCGAACTCCTCCAGCAGGTCGAGGAGCGCCGACGTCCGATTCTCCGCGATCTCGTGAAACGTGCCATCCTCGTCCATGGTGTGGCCGCACAGGATCTGGTGCAGGCGGATGATCTGGGCGATCACGATGCTTGCGGTGACGTGCTCCCCGGAAGCGAGTTGCGTAGTCGCAAACTGTTTCATCTCGGCGTAAAGCCGCTTCTGTTCCGGGGTCATCTCGACTTCCCGGAAGCTGTAACTCTTGGGCGGCAAGTCGTAGCAGTCGGACAGCAGGACCCGGCTGCTATGGTCGAGGATCCGCCGGGACAGGTCGTCCAGATCGCGATAGCCCTTGACGACCGGGACCGAGCGACCGCCGACAATCAGGTTGTGCATGATCGCGTAGCGCGCCCGGAACGAATAGTAGGACCGATGGCCGAGGATCCGCCAATCAAGGAACTCGAACTGGCCGTAAAGATCCAACGGATCCTTGGGCGTGGGCAGGCCGGACAGAATCCGGCGATAGTTGGCCAAGGGCTTCAGCTTGCCGTTGATGAACTTGGTCCGCTGTGACGAGGGATTCTTGATGATGGTGCAGTTGTGGACAAGGACGCCTCCAGCAAAAAAATGAGGAGTTCCGTCGAGTTCAAGGTTGAAGAAAGCTCTAGGGCTTTCGAATTCGACAATCTCACAATCTTCCACCCAAACTCCGCAATCTTCTGTTCTTTCTTCTGGGCAAGTGCTTTCGCCTTGAAGCTGTTGTGGCTGGATCCGTCGCACTCCACTGCCAGTTTCAAGTTTGGATTTCCAAGGTCCACTTTGTAGCAAGTGGGATAGCCGGGAAGCCTCTTCCCCAACGCGATTGCAAATTCCGGGATCCATTCCGGGCCAAGAACCGCAAGCAAATTTGCTTGCGGTTTCGTAAGCGGCCTCCCATTCCCTCCGATAACGCTGAACCTGTGGTTCATGGCTTTGAGAGTTGCGCTCAATTTCGCAGCAGACTCCGGTCGCATAGGAATCCCTTTGTTCCAAGAAGGAGCTCCCAGTCGTTTCCCTTTTCGTCCCAAAGACATCTTTTTGGAGCGTTGATCCGTGTAAATTTTCTCCCGAATTTCGGGCTGTTGCATCCGCCATTTCGCTGAACAAGATGTGCTGCAAAATCTTCTGTTTCGCCTTGCTCGCGCCGAAAATTCGATTTCGCAAATCTGACATTTCACGGTCACAAACATATTTGCCCTTCAAGTTCGAAGCAGACACCCATCCTTCAGAAGTAAAAAATGGATGGTCTGGCGTCGTCTTGATGATTGTGCCATTAGATAGCTTCAAAAAGCAACTCTTAACGGAGGTGTTGACCAAAATCCGCTTTATTTTTACGGGACCGAAAGAGCCGACGACCTTTTGTCCCGGCTCAAGAAGAAAAATAGGAACCGGTCCATCTGGCGTTAGAATCTCTGTGTCGGGAGAAAAACACTCGTCCACGGCCAGATAGTTTTTGTCCGCCGCCAGAAAGTCCAGCATGGCTGTCTGCGCCGCCTTGACGCTGGAGAGCGCCTCGACGTTCATGAGGAGCGCCACAGGAGGCCCGGCGGGGTCCTTGGCCGCGTCCATGAGCGCCTGAAAGCGCCGCATGTCCTTGGCCCCCATGCCGGACTGCCAGACGGCGATCAGCAGGCGGCTTTTGAGGTCTGCTGACAGGTGCTCTTCCAGAGCGCCCTTCCACGTCTTGTAGACGCCGCCGGGCGCGATCAGGCCGAAGTTACGAACCTTGCCCGCCAGTTCCAGACGCCCGTAGTCGTCAATCGTGGTCTTGGTCTTGCCCGTCCGCATCTGCATCAGGTAGGCAAACGCTTCGGCCCCGTCCGATTTGTCGAGGGCCTCCTGCTGGTGTGCGAACGGCTTGAACGCCGGGGTGTAGACGCTCACGGCTTGGGGACCAGCCAGACTTCCATGGGATGCGGGCCGCGCAGTTCGGTCCGCATGAGCCGCTGGCCATGGCCCATGGCCTCCAGCTTGCGGGACAGGGACTTCAGCCGACCGACCAGAATGGGTTTGGCGTTGAACGGCTGGTCGTCGCCGTAGATCTTGGGCAGCAGGTCGCGGGAAGAGATCTTGGATCCATCCGTTGGGATGACATCCAGAAGCTCCTGTTCCTTGGGCGAAAGCTGAATGGCCATTTGGATTCCTCGTAAAAGAACAACAATAACAAAGAAACGTCAGGAGAGCAACAGAGCCCGGATTTCGGACCAGTTCCACTTGACGGGCGGTCCGGGCCAGTAGCCGAGGCGATTCTGGCTTCGGAGGCCATGGACCAGAAGGTTCCGGGCCTCCGAGCCCGGATAGAGCCACAGCGCGTCGCTTGCAGGCCCCTTGCGCGGTCCGGCGGTGGTCTGGTGGCGGACGGCGACGAAGACCCGCCCGCCGTGCCGCAGGCGGGATTCAATCCATCCGACCTGCGGGCCGGACAAACCCACGGCCATGGTCGATGTCTTTTTAAACTCGACCCAGCCTTCGACGCCGTCCCCGGCGAAGTTAGAGTCCGGGATCCCCAAGCCGGTCCCGCCGGTCTCGACGGCTTGCCAGTGCAGGCCCTTGAGGTTCTTGTGGAACAGGACGCGCAGCCCGCCGTCGATCACTTGTAGTCCCCCAGATATCGGATCGCCTCGACCTTGATCATGCGGAAACCCTCGGGGCAGGTCCCCTTGATCGCAAACAGACTCTTGCCAGCCTTGGCCACTTCGAGGACCTTGGGCGAAAGCCGTTCAAAGGCGTAGCGGTCGATCTTGGCGAAGACCTCGTCCGTGTCATCGACGAGAAACAGGTTCAGGCTCTTGTCCGGGCCAAACACCGGCTTGCCCTTGCGCTTTTCCAGTTCAGCCGGGGTGTTCTCGTTTTTGATGTTCATCCGCTTCAAGAGGCCAATAAACACGAACGCGCCCCGGATCCCCGGCTGGATCTGGATCCCCGGCGTCGGGTCCGAGATGATGTTGATCGCCCGCAGGTCCGGATGGAGCCGGGAGACCGCGTCCCGAATCGGGTCGAGGGTGTCGATTTCGGTCGTGGCGCGGGCCAGTTGCTTCTGGAGGCCGGGGCTCAACTCTCCGCCCTCGCGCCGCTCCTTCAGGATCTGCGACACCTTGGCCGGGCCAATGCCCTTGATGGCGGTCAGGGGGCCGACGAGAGATCCGTCCGTGGCGATCTCCCAGCGCGCCGTCGAGACATGCGGGAGGAAGGGGGCATAAGAGACCCCCTCCTCCCTCAGTTCCCGGAGCAACAGGATCTGCTTCGAGGCGTCGTTTTCGGCGTCAAGGGTGGCGGCGGCGAAAGCCAAAGGATGGTAGGCCTTGAACCAACAACACCAGTAGCTGATGATGGCGTAAGCGACCGCGTGGCTCTTGTTGAACGCATAGCCGCCCATGGTCTTGATCTGGTTCCAGACGCGCGCGGCCTCTTCAGGATGAAGCCCCGAAGAAGCCGCACCCTGAGCGAAGTCCTTGGAGAATTTCTCCAAGGCCTCCGCCCCCTGACTCTTGCCCATGATCTTGCGAACTGCGCTGGTGTCCTCCCACGAAAACCCGCCGACCTCCCGGACCATCTGCATGACGGTCTCCTGATAGGCGATCAGGCCGTAGGTCCCCGCCGTGATCCGGTCCACCGCCGGGTGGATCTCCTCGACCCGCTCCTTGCCGTTATGACGGCGCACCCATTGCTCCGCCACGCCGGAGGCCATAGGGCCGGGCCGGGCGAGCGCGGTCAGGGCGACAACATCTTCGATCCGCGAGAAGTGGACCTGCGACGCCAGACGCCGCAAGGCTGCGCCCGCGAACTGGAACACGCCGGAGAACTTCTTGGCGTTGAGAACGTCGAACACCTTGGGGTCGTCCAGAGGCAAAGCCTCCAGAAACGCCGACCTCGGCTCAACGCCGATCAGTTCCATGGCGCGCTCGAATATGGAAAGCTGGGTCAGGCCGAGGGCGTCAATCTTGAGCAGATTGAGACTCTCGGCGTCCTTCTTGTCGCACCACGCGGCCTTGGTCCGTGTGCTGACGGCCACGTATTCCGAGATCGGATCCTGCGTCAGCAGGAGTCCGGCTGCGTGCTGGCTGGCCACGTTCGGGTGGCCCTCGATCCGGGCGGCGACGGCCATGTTGGGGAACCGCTCAATGAACTTCTTCCCCGGCCCGGTGTCGGCGAACGTGTCCTCCAGACACTTGAGTGCGCGGGCATCGCCTGCGTCGCGCTCTATAGCCACGTCGGCCAGCTTTTCCGTCTCCCACGACGGCACGCCAAGGACCGCGCCCGCTTGCTTCAGGGCGGACCGCGTCTTGAGCATTCCGACCGTTCCCAACCGGGCGACGTGGTCGGAGCCGTATTTCTGCTCGGCGTAGGCAAAGACCAGATCCCGCTTGGCGTCGGAAAAATCCACGTCGATGTCGGGCAGGTCAGTGTCCATCCAGACGGGCGGCTTTGACGTCGGCTTTTCGTTCGTGATTCCCAGCACATAACCCAACGCAGAATTGTTGGGGTTAGGGAAAACTCGACCCGCAAAAGCATGTTCCAAAAACGTCTTGGAAACACTTTCCGACGAAAGAGCGGCAAAAAGTTCGGGCTTGAAATGGTCTTCTCCGACTTCCTTGATTTTTGCAGAATCAAACGAAAAGGCCCTCAAACGTTCAGAATAGGATTCCATAGCTCTTTCCCTATGACGATGATTTTCTCCTCGGGGAACTCCGTCCGAAAAAGTTCAAATTTTTCTTTTGCTTGGGGATACCAATAGCCTTTGATCTCAATCAGCAGGTTCAGTTCTGGAAGAAAGAAATCCGGCAAATATCTTTTTCAATTAGACAGCTTGAATTTTCTCTTTTCATAAGTCCAAGCGATTCCTTTCTCGTCTAGGGCCTTGGCAAACGCCAGTTCCCAAGAGGAACGCATCAAGATTCCGTTGTGAAACCCTCCGATTCCTCTTCCGTGTCTGATCGGCTTTCTGTCGTCAAAAGCACCCTTTCGCCACGTCTCCTTGAGCTTGTCGTTTCCAAAGTTCGGGTTGTTGGTCCCGGACCAGCGCCCATCGGAATAGAGCCTCTTCATGTGAATTGCGGCGCAAGGACGCCCGCAAAACCTCCTGTTCTTTTTCTTTGGGGCCTTGAACTCCGCCCCGCACCCCTCACAAATGTTCACATGGGCTAGTCCTGTGTTCCAAGAAGGACGTCCTCTCATTTTTGAGGCGTGGGCTTCAATCGATTCTAAAGAACGCGTCTTTCCTTTCCAATAGGGGGCTATTTCCCCCAAAGAATGACGCAGCTTCATTCTCTCTGATTGAGACTTGGTTTTTTCTGAATTCGCGTTTGCTCGAATTCTTCCATCGAACTTTACGCCGGTCCTTGCCAATGCTCTTTGGACCGACATTTGGGAAACCCCCAAAAACTCAGAAACTGCCCTTTGCGAGCCGTGCTTTTTCATCAGGTCGAAAAGTTCCTCCTTAGAGAGTTTCACTTTGATCGGGTGCCGGAAACGGGCCATAATCTTTAAATTCCTTGTTGTATCTGTATCCTCCTCGATTGATATCAATAAATCGTTCAAAAATCAAACCGTAGGGGACGGGGTCGACCGCCGTGATCCCGAGGAGGTAGCAGACCAGAGATCCGCAGGAGGATCCGCGCGCCGGGCCGACGACCATGACGGTCTTGGCGTAGGCGATCAGGTCGGCCAGAATGTAGAAATAGTCCTCGAACTCCTTCTCGTGGATTACTTCCAGTTCGCGAGCAAGGCGCTGGGCGTAGATCTCTGAACTGAGGTCTACGCCCAGCTTCTCCGCGCCCGCCCGGCACAGATCCAGAAGGCTGGTCGTCTTGTCTACGTTCGGAAGCCGCGCCTGCTGCATCTGGACGACGCAACGGTCCATGACCCGGTCGCGGTTGTGGAAAGCCTCGGAGACCGTGCCCTCTGAAAGAGACAGGGTCTCCGAAAGCCAAAGCCGAAGCTCTTCATCGTCCACGATGTGGCGCGGGTAGGTCTGGGTTCCTGACCGAAACGATCCCAGTGTTACACGATAGAACTCCAGATCGTCCGGGGACGGGTAGTAGTTGTCCCCGGTAGCGAGAAGGGGGACCTTTCTTTTTATGGCTCTGCGGGCCTGTCCGACCGAGGTTGACGGAGAGAGACCCAGATACACATGATTGGGGATAGCCCCCTCCGGAAGCATGTCTAGCTGCGCTCTTTCTGCCATGATCGCCACGACGCCCTTGGCGTTCCAGACGTTGGCGTAGGTGAGCATGGGCTCCCGCTCATTGGCGTCGGTGGCGTCGCGGATCAGGTCGTGGAGGTCCGACAGGCGGTCGGTGGCGAAAAACGTCCAGTAGTCGACCGGGGGCTTCTTGTCCCCAAGGCGCGGGACGACGGCCAGTTCAACGCCGAAAATAGGCCGCAAGCCTCGCTTGGCGCAAGCCTTGGTCCAGCGGGTGAAACCGAACGTGGACACCCGGTCAGAGATCGGGGCCACTCCCCAGCCCAGAGCCTCGACCCGGTCGAGGACGTCGTCGAGGTGGCCAACTGCGGCGTGAAAACTGTAGCCTGTCCGGATTCGCACTAGATCTCACCTCGCTTGAACAGTTCGACCATGCAGCGAGTCAGAGCCGCCACGTCGTTGCGGGCGCGGTGCGCCTCTGGGAGGGTCTCCTCAAACAGGAGTTCGTAGAGCCCTTGGAGCTTCAGGCGGTAGCCCAGCAAATGGACCGTGGCCTCTGCGGAGCAGATCTTGCGCTTGGGCCATGTGACCGTTTGGCCTAGGCGCTCAAACTCGAAGTCGACCATGTCCATGTCGAAGGTCAGGTTGTGGGCGCAAACGGCGGGGGCGGACTCGATAAAAGTTTGTATTGAGGACGAGACCGCAGAAAACGGCGACGCGTCCTCAAGCATGTCGTTGTCGATCTTCGTGATCTTCGTGATCTCGGCGGAGATCGGTTCAGAGGGCTTGATCAAAAGATCAAGTTCCCTGAACACCTCTCCAGTCGCAAGATCCACCACGCACCCGTAGAACTCAATGATGGACGGTTGCTTCTTCAGGGGGACGAGCCGGGTCTGGACCAGACCACTTGTCTCCGTGTCAAAAATTAGTAAACGCATCAGACATTGGCCCCGAAGTCTTCGTCCTCGATCATCTCTTCGGCTTTCTCCCAGAGATCCAGCCATTCGGCGATGGTCACGGTCTGGGGGCGTTGCAGGACCCCATGGAACAGGGACACCTGATCCGTAGAGACCTCGACATTGGCCAAGGGCTTCAGGTTCATCACGACCTCGCAAAGACTTGAAGGGCGGTGACGCCCAGCGACTGGAATGCGGCGACGACGTCCTCCCGGTCGTCCACGACCAGCAGGATCTGATCCTTGATCTCGCCACCGGCAAGCTCGGCGGCAAGGGCCAGCTTAAGGTCAACGGCGGACCGGAAGTCGTCGTCCGGGCGCATCAGGACGCCCTCCAGCGGAATGTCGTTCTCCACCAGCCACCGCAGGGTCATGCCCCTGAACTTCTCGGGCCGGGCGGTGAAGCCGACGACGCGGACGTCGAGCGCGGCGAGCGCCCGAACCATTTTGATCACGGCCTTGACCGGCGCGTCGTCCTTGGCGGCGGCATGATAGTCGTCCCAGCTTTGGACGCCAATCATTTCGTCGCGCCAGAAGGCGTCACTTAGGGTGTGGTCGATGTCGAACAGGGCGATCATGCGGTCCTCTTTTCGGGGATGGTGCCGCGCCGATGATGCGCCGGGCAATAGGGGCCGTCCGCCGCCGGGGCGCAGCAGAACAGATAGGGAGGCCGGTCGCCCAGAGGGTAGGCGCATTGGTGCGGCCCGCGAAGCTCCAGCGGTCGACCCACGATATAGTCGCGACCGTCCCGGACAAGGGGTGAAGTGTTGTCGGCCACGAGGTGGATCTCCGGCTTGGGCGTCGAAGGGTTGAAGCTGGATCTGACTACGGGATGCGGCTTGGGGACCTTCAGCCTTGGCGGCGGCGGGACCTGCTTGGGCTTGCCGAGTTTGTCCGGCCTGCGGCCAGAATAAGCCCACCCCATGCGGTGGATCTTGGAACAGACGGAGTTCTTGGTCGTCCCGAACTTGCGGGCGATCTGAAGGGTCGAGAACTCCTGCGACTGGAACAGCGCCTTTAGTTCCTCGGTGCGCTCTTCGGTCCAGCGGAAGCTATGGGGGAGGTCGGTGTTCATTTGGGTGGTCCTGCATTAAAGGGGTGGATGGAGGAGCAAGTTTTGCTCCTCCATCCACCTTCACGCTCACATAGCCGCGTCGTCACCCGCAGGCGCTTGAGCGTGGGTGGCGTCTTCTTCGCCGATCTGGCGCTCGCCAGAGGCGAAGCTCTCGTGCAGGTCCGCGCCGCGATTGTATTCCGCCTCGGACTGGACCCAGCCCGCGTCGGTGATATCCCACGTGGACCACGTTCCGGCCTTGTTGGTGCGAGACTTGGTCTTCAGGCGGTAGTAGCAAGCAAACGACGGGGCCTTGGACCCACTCATTTGCTTGCCGTTCATCAGGAACATCCAACCCTTGGACGCCGTGTGAGCCGAGGAGGACATGGGGATGACGTAGGGCAAAGCGCCTTGGTCGGTGATCACGTAGCCGATGTGGTAGCGGGTTTCGACGACCGTGTTCCCGTTGGGGAGCACCCACGCCAGCTTGTCCGGGCTCTGCGGGTCGATGTTCTTCTCGACCACATCCGCCGGGCGATCCGGATAGCGGCCCACATAGCCGCCGCCAGCGCCACGCGGGATCCACTCCACCCAATCCTTTTGAAAATAGCAGGGCTGGAACAGGATCCCTTCGTCGCCGCTCACGGCGGGAAGGCCGGAATTGCGCAGCCAGATCGCACCGTCCTCTGCGCCTTCGACGTAGTCCGGGCCGCGCTTGTTGCATTGCGGGGACTGGGCCTGCAAAATGTAGATCAGGGGGACGAGGTTGTCCTCCTGAAGGGTGGAAACACCCTTCCCCGCGTCTTCGGCGATCTTGGTCGCGAGAAAGGCGGGGACGCCGTCTTGGACAGCAACTTCGGTGTTCTTGGTTTGAGTCACAGGGGCCTTGGCCATTTACTTCTTGTCCTTCGCGGGTTTGATTTCGACGATACGGCCCACTTGGCCGTTGATCTTGTCGAGGTCCGGCATAACGCCGTGCTTGGTGATCTGTTCCTTGAGCCATGCGGTCAAAGTCTGGAAGGCCACGGATTCCTTCAAGGCCACGGTGTAGCCCTCCGAGGCGTTGTGTTCGGCGAACTCGACCGCCTCCTCCCGTTGTTCGCGAGGGAAGGCCGTGACGACTTCGGTCTTGATCAGGTCTCCCGCCCCGATTTCGCCCAGATAGGCGAAGGCGGCGCGGCGCTGGTCCTCCGGCCACGAGGCCGGAATGTTGGCATAATAGTAGTCCTTGACCGTGGCGTTGTAGCCCGGCAGGTTGCCTTCGGGCTCCAGCCCGATGGTGGTGGTCTTGACCTCGGCGAACAGGTCAGGCAGCGTCTTGCGCTTCATCTCCTCCAGCTTGATGTTGGTCTGCTTTAGTCGCTCTTCGAGATCGGCCTTGTCGGCCTCCAGATCGCGGCACTGCGCGACCAGACGCCGGAGGCGTTCGAGCTTGTCTTCGTTCTCGGTCTCGGGCCGGGCCTCAATGGCTGCGGCCAGAAATGCCGGAGGGGCTTCGTTCATGTGGCGGGGTCTCCTTTGTTTTTTCCAGACTGCCGGAGTTTTTCGAGAAAGAAAAGAAGAAAAGTGCGCGGAAGGGCAAAATTTTGTTTTTGCCTTTCCGCGCACTTGCCATATCCTCGCAGGAACATCCAAACCGTAAACGGAAAATGACCCCATGGCGACAGAACACCCACCCTCAGTAAAGGCCTATCTGAATCGCATCGGGGCCGAGGTGTTGAATTTCCGCCGGGCGATGGTGAAGATCCACAAGGGTCACTATTACATCGAAAAGGCGATAATCAAGATTGCCGAGGACGGCGTGGTTTCCTGCTCAGTAGGTGAATATTCGCCGACTGAGCAGGAGGCGACCCAGATGAAGGCGGAACTGGCCAATTGTCATTTCCCAAGGGCCATCCGAGCCAGTCGGGCCAGTCTCCGAAAGCTCCGCAAGATCGCCGAGGGGAAGCTCTTCGAGTTCATCGACCAAGACACCGACGAAATTATCATGTGTCAGGAACTCGGATACACCAAGAATCTCGCCAAGGCGTATTATCCTTGGGTCCTCATGGACAACAACGAATGGGTGAAGATGGAGCCGGACGGCCCCCTCCCCTTCTGGAAGCCGCCCAAATCAGACCTGAAGAAAATCATGGTCCACGAAGGGGCCAAGACCGCCAAGTTCGTCACCGACCTGATCGCCAAGGGCGACACCCGGCATCCTTGGTTTGACGAACTGAAGGACTATCAGCACTGGGGCATGATCGGCGGGGCGCTCGCCCCTCACCGGGCCGACTACGCCGAACTGGTCAGGTTCTCCCCGGACGAATTGATCTATGTCTGCGACAACGACCAGATCGGCGTCGCCGCCCTCCAGAAAATTTCCAAGTGTTGGCGGCGTCCGATGAAAGGCGTCCGGTTCGGGGCCAAGTTCCCGGAACATTGGGACATGGCCGACCCCATGCCGGAGAGCTTGTTCTCGCCCACCGGGCGCTACGTTGGCCCCCGACTGGTAGACTTCATGGACTCAGCCACGTGGGCCACGGATCAATTCGTGGTCCCTTCCCAAAGTGGGAAGGGCAAGGGGACCACAACCACCTCGATCAGCCCCTATTGCAGCGAGGAATGGATCCATTGCGTCACGCCGGAGGTGTTCCTGAATCGGCACTGGCCGAACCGGATTCTGACCGCGAATGAGTTCAACAACCGGATTCGCCCGTTCTCCGACGCCGAAGACACCGCCCGGCTCCTCAAGTGCGACTATGCGTCCAAGGGGCTGGCTCTGAAATATGTCCCTTCGGAAGATCCGGGGATTCACGACGGAGACTCCACGACGGGGGCCTATGTCAACACGTTCGTGCCGTCTCCGGTAAGTCCAGAAAGAGGCGACCCTGCGCCTTTTCTGGATTTTATGGAGCGTCTGATCGCCGAGGACAAGGACCGGCACGAGCTTATGCGCTGGTGTGCGACGCTGATCGCCCGGCCCGACATCAAGATGATGTATGGCGTCCTCTTGATCAGTGAGATGCAGGGCGTCGGCAAGGGGACGCTGGGGGAGAAGATCCTCGCGCCTCTGGTCGGAGAGATCAACGTCTCGACGCCGTCCGAACAGGAGATCGTCGACTCGAACTACAACTATTGGCTCGCTCACAAGCGGCTGGCCGTGGTCCATGAAATTTACGCCGGGAACTCGTCCAAGGCCTACAACAAGCTGAAGTCCTGCATCACTGACAAGACCATGTCGGTCCAGAAGAAGTATCAGGCCAACTACGACATCGACTCTTGGATCCACATCTTCGCCTGCTCGAACTCGACGCGGGCGCTCAAGTTGTCCACGGACGACCGGCGCTGGCTGGTTCCCAAGCTGTCCGAAGAGAAGCGCCCGGCGGAATATTGGGAGAGCCTCAATTCGTGGCTCCAACTTGAAGGGGGCCTTGGGATCGTGGCCCAGTGGGCTCACGACTTCGTCGCCGAGCACGGGCCTGTGCTTCGAGGTGCGGACGCACCAGCCACCGCCCTGAAGCGCACCATGATCGAGGAAAACTACAGTCCCGGCCAGACCGTGGTGCTGAAGGCGATCCACGACATCAAGGACCGAATCTCGGACGGGACTTTGCCGCCGGAGACCTTCATTCTAGACACCGACCTCGTGAACCTGATCAAACAGGAGCTTTACGACGGACGGCACAACGAGCGTCTGGAGAAGCCCCACACGGTCCGGTCCGTGGCCAAGGCCCTCGGCATGTTCAGCGGCGAGGTCCGGGCGCAGGTCCGTGGTTGGGGCTACAACACCTTCGGGGCGAGGATCATGTCCTTCGACAAGGCCACCGCCATGTCGTTGCCCTCGGATCTCGGCGGCGAGAAGCTCCCGCCAGAGATGCGCCGCAGACCGCTGGAATTGAGCGCGGGCCTCTAAACGAGAAAACCCCCGGCAATGGTCTGCCGGGGGTTTTGAGACGACGAAGAAAGATCGTGAAATTAGATCGGGTGAAGGATTACGTCAACCACCGAGGCGCGCAACAGTTTCATCGTGGGCCACGATGGCTCCACATACCACTCGTGCGGGGCTCTCTCAAACGCGTGCGCCGCTTTCGCTTTCTTTGTCATCTGGCTTCCATGACCTTCTTTACGACCTGACGGCCCTTGTCGGTGAAATAGTATCCAACGCCCCAGTCGTTTCCGATGGCGTCCGCGCCGAACAAGCGGCGTAGGCGATAGATCAGCACGCGGACAATCCGGCTCTCCTCGATTGTCGGGTTGTCCGGGCAGACGGCCTTCTTCAAATGCCACGTTCGCACCGGGCGACCGTTGGCCTCCCAGAGCGCCCGGACCAGCAGCCACTCCTGACGGTTCAGGCGCAGCCGGTTGCGGATCCGCATTTCCTCGTCCAGCGTCAGGCTGGGCTGGAGTTCGGAGAGCCGGGCTTTGACCCTGTCCAGTTCGGCTTGGAGATCTTCGCAGCGGGAGCAGGTCACAGAGAAAGAATCCGTTGTTTGTGTCGCTGGAGAACTTCAAGTGTTTCTTGACCTGCCTGCTTGCTGGATTCTCGGATGCTTTCCGAAATTTCTTGGAGGTTCGCGTCTTCAGGCAAGACACGGAAGACATCCCGACGAGCGCGAGATTTTGGCGGATCGTCTCTCCACCACGCCTCCTTTTGGCCCCATGCTCGGACCCATTTCATCATGACTGGCGAGACCGAGGAGACGATTCCGACTTCATATCTCGGAAACGCGAAGCTGTCGTTCTGAACGACGATCTTGTCGCCGGGTTTGATGTCGATCATTGCCTTCTCCATTCATAAATCCTTTCCGCATAGGCGCGGCATCCAGATAGCGTTGTCGTGTGGTCGCGGCGGATTCCGGCCTCGTAGATGATCCGGCCTAGCTCGAATTCGGTCAATCGTCACCACCAATGGCTTTGAGAATACGCTCTGCACGGGCCTCAACCCATCCGTAGGTAGGGCCTTGGCAATCGGCTTTGATGTCTTGCAACCCCTCCCGCGCCAGCTTCAGCTTGGCCCAGTTCTCCCCGGCCTGCATGTCGGCGGCGTGCCACGACAGGAACATTTTCTTGAGATCCCGCCGTAGGCGCTCGATCTCAGCGGTGGCTTCGGGGCCGTCTGGCGCAGTCTCAATAGGCTGCCGCGCAGGCACGGATGGGGCGGGGTGGAGGTAGAGGGGTTGCCACGTGTAGCCTGAGCCATCGACTTGAAATCGGACATTGCCTTCGTTCGCAAGGAACGTCTGGCCCGTCTCAGGCACAGTCAGTCGCCGCCACAAGTCCTTCATCGCGACCTGCAACGCCGCCAGTTGTTTGAGCGGCAAACGACAAGCGTTTCAGCGCCTCCCTCAGCTGCTCGTTCTCCTCACGCAGGGCGGTGAGGGCGTCGAGGAGGCCGTCTATGAGCACATTAATTCCCGTCGTTGCCCGCCACGCATTACAATGGCTTTGCCAATTCCTCGCCTCAGCAATCAGCGCGTCTAGCTCTTGGGTCTGGGTCATGGTCATTTGTCACCTGTGGTGTTGGGGGCCGCGCAGCAGATGATTGTTTTCAACCGCTCATTCTCAGCGCGCACGCGGACGAGATCGTCACGTAGTCGGGAATAGTATAGCCAGTGCTGATAGTATTCTCTGCGGCATTGCATTTCAGCAATCAGCGCGTCTAGGTCTTGGGTCTGGGTCATGGTTGGGGGTCCTTGGGTTTGGGTCACTCCCCACCTCCCCGCACCCGGGCGGCGGGCGCTTTTCACAAGTATCGCCGCAAGACTTGTTCCTGCGATCAAACCGATAACTCGGAATGTTTGTTCAAACTGTTCTTGGGTCATTCTTCACGCTCCTCGGCTTGATGATAGTTTGTTAGGACGGTGGCCCTTTTGGCATCGGCATCAATACCGCAAAGCAGGACAGCCGCTTTAGGGCCGCCGCCAACTCGTCAGCGATCTCCCGCCAGTTGGGTTCGGGCGGGAGGAGGCGGTAGGCGGTGATGTCCGACCCAAAGCCGCCATGCGACCAGTCAAGGACAGCAGCCCCGCCTGCTTCGCTGATAAGTCCGTTTCTAAACTTCACCTGAATTATCGCCGCAGGATCAACCGGGCAGGGTCCGCCGTTGTGTGGGGTCCATTCGGTCATGGGATGCGCCCTAGATTGGAGACATGAAGCGTTACGCCAAACTCACTCTCAAATGTGGAAACCCATGCGTAGTCGCCATGAAGCCCCAGAATATCGCGCGGATATCCGTTCCAAATCACCTTGTCCCCCACCTTCAGCGGCTCGGGCGGGCGTTCGACGGAGAGGATTTCGAGGTCGAACTCTTTAACGCTGCTGTCTGGCGCATAAATGACGATTTCCGCGCCGTGACTGAGGGATTCGGATTTTGCCAGCCGCACCGTGATCACGTCACCGGCGCGCAGGGTTTGTTGGTCGAGGGTCATTGGAAGATCTCCCAGATCAGGGTGAGGGCGCTCGCGCCCATGGCGATGGAATAGAGCGTGACCAGCCACGGGCGCTCGTTCTCGTTGAGGGTGTCGTCGCGCAGGACCTTCATCAGCATGAAGACAGACCAGATGAAGATAAAGGAGGTGGCGATCACGACACCACCAACGACACGAGGGCGAGGGACAGGAAGATCCATGCGGCGGTCAGGTAGCGGCGGCGGCGCGTGGCGTCGTTCTCCAGCGTGGACATCGTCCCGGACACGAGAGCAGTCAAGAGCGAGACGGCGGCGAGGGTCATCATAGCTCGGGATCCTGTGCAAGGGTGGTGGCCAACGCGTGCAAGTGAGCGTTGGCCTTGGTCATGACAGTCAACAGGTGACGCTTCTCGGCGAGGTAGACCTTGGCGAACACCGGATCAAATTGAAGAATTGATCCGGTGTTCGAGATCAAGTCGGCGCACTTCACCGTCTGGACCCAGCCGGGAGCGGTCGAGAGGGAACGGGCGTATGCCTGTTTCCTTTCGACCCTAGTGCCTTCGTTGAGGTCCGAGAGAAGAGAGACGCCATGCGCCACGTGAAACCCGAACCGTTCGCGGATCTCGGAGATCTCGACCTTGGTGTCCTCGACCACGTCGTGGAGCCAAGCCGTGCAGATCATGGTGTCGAACATCGTCGGGTAAGCGACGGACGCCGTGATTCCGGCGACCTCGGCCAAGTGGTCCGTGTAAGGGACGCCGGTATATTTGCGTTTCTGGTCGCCGTGCGCGTGGCGTGCGAACATCATGGCGGCGAAGACGTTGGGCTCTTTTGACATGCGGGTTCCTTTCAAATTAAGATTTCACAATTAGAAGCCTAAAACAACAGAAAAGTTTCTTTTTCTGTTGTTTTAGGCCTTAAAAGAGGTCACGATCTTCACCACCCGGAAAGTCTGGCCGACCCGCTCCTTGGACAGTTCCTCAGCCCGGCGTTCAGCGCCGTCTTGGGTCTTGTAGGCCTTGCCGACCGTGTGGTCGGGGTTCAAGACGTAGTAGATCAACATGGCAGGGTCTCTGCCTTGGCGATGGCGGCGCGGGCGGCATCGCCGCATGAGTATGGCTCGCCGAACTCCCTTTCGTTGTTCTCGATGAAGTTGAGCGCCTGTCTCAGCGCCGCCAGCAGGTCGTTCACGGCGAGGATCTTGGCCACGTTCTCGTCTGAGCAGTAGCCGTGCAGGGAGAAGGAGGCGTCGGGAGAATACGGGTTCTTGGGATCAGTGGCGTGCAAGTGCGTGCCGAAATACCACTGGGACACGCCTTGATAGTCGTGCTTGCGGTCTACGCGGGTGGCGATCCATGGGGTTGACATCAGGCAGGCTCCTTGCCGTCCCGCAGCGCGGGCGGTGGATTTTGGGGTGGGACGAGAGGGTCAATGCCGCGTGCGGCGCAGACCTCGGCGAGGCGGTCCCAGAGCGTGAATCCTTCGCTCCAACTCATGGAGAAGCACTCGTCGCCCCACAGAGCCGGGACGCGGATCTTGCGGTTGGTCTCCGGGCCGTCAAGGCTGATCCGGACGCCGAGGGCGTGGGCCATCTGGTTGGCGGACCATTCGGCATAGGCGGCGGGGCGGATCATGCCGTCCTCCGAACGTGGCGGGGGAAGAAGGAGACCTCTTTCGTGCCGTCTGGCTGTCGCACCAAGCGGGCGTGGAGCAGAGGCTTCTCGGACTTGACGATCTGGACCTCGAACACCGACAGGCTCCCGTAGGCGCGGACGTTGGACACAGCGAAGTCCTTGGCCATCTCCTTGTCTTCAAAGGTTCGGATCAAGACGCCCTTGGCGTTTTTGACGTGGGAGTCGATCATCGGATGAAAGCTCCTCTCACTGCAAAGATGATCTCGATCATGAGCCAGATCGTGACTCGGATCAAGAGAAAAAGAAAGAAGTGTGCGACGCAAAAGATTCCGATAATGGCGAGAGCAACGAAAAGCATCAGGCAAGCCTCCGGACCGTGGGCGCAGGGTCTGTGCGCTTTTGCAGCACGCTATAGCGCCGACCGGGGTGGGTCCGGTTCAAGTGAGACAACTGGTTGTTGGTCAGGTTCAAGACTTGCTGACGGGTGAAACCTTCTGCGAAGAAGGTTTCA